AAATCAAATAATGAATAGACAAGAAAATCCTTTTGTAGAAGTATTTCTGCAATTTGAACACGAAGGTGTGTGGATTACTAACAGATTCTATGATGAAACAGGTAGGTTTGAAGTAGAACCATTAGAGTACTATGGCGAAACTTATATAAATGCACTGAAATACAAACTAAATACGATACTAGAAAGATAATATAAACATGAATGACAAAATAAAAACAATATCAACTAAAAACTTAGACGCTATGATCGCTGATAACTATGTTAAACTAGCAATATTTAACAGAAAAGAATCACCATATGGTTGGACTAAGAGAGATCTAAGACGATCACCTTACGGTGTCGACTTTCACGAGTTTGATAAGCAGTACGTGAAATATCAGGTAAGCTTTGTGTATTCTGTCTTTCCTGATGAAGAAATTAACGAATTAATAACCAAAGTAAATAAATACTATGAAAAAAACAACAAATAAGTGGGATCAAGTGTCTGCATTCGAAATTAAATTAGCTAACGTACTAAAAATAGTATCAGCTATAGTATTCTTATCAATATGGACACCAGCTTTCATATGGGTAATTGTAGAAGTAACTAATTGGATAACTAAGTAATAATAATAATATGAGTGAACTAGATAAAATAGAGAAAATAGCACAAGGTATTATGGCAGGATACTACGGTGAAAAGCAGAGATGTGGAACCGAGTATCAGAAGTGGACTTACGCAGTGCTACAAGCAGATAAGATCTATCGAGGTGACTGGATAGTAAATAAAGAAACTAATGAACTAGGTTACGACTATGTTCAAGTAATACTGAAAGCATGAAAGAGTTTTATTGGAATAAGGAAACGATAGATCATTTTAGATTCGCAAGTAATTATGGAACAGTGAATGAAGTCCACAACATGGTCAAAGAATTTGTAGAAATCGACTGTGTACTTGAAGATGGAGAAACAGAAGAAGATTTAATAACAAGTTTAATGAATGAAATATATGAGTGATAATAAAGATAACTTTTTCTTAGAAGAAAAAATTGCTAAACTAAGATGGTTGCAAGTACGAGAATTAAGAAATAAATACCCAAATGATCAAGATTTTGGTCACGAAGTAGCTAAACTAATAAAGAAAGATGAGTAAAAGTGATGACGCATACATAAAAAAAGCAATGATGAAAGTAAAAGGTGGAGAATTTTACAACTGGTACAAGAACTTACCTGGATACTTGCAAGAAGCTTACAAAAGAGAATTTAATAGATTACAAACTAAACACGAACGCTAATAGATAATATATATATGAATACGATAAAAACACACGCAGCAGACCGCAAAAAAGTAACAATAACTAAAATTATTAACGGTCAAGTAGAAAAGAGAACTTATAAAGGAGTTACAATTAATAACGTACCTGAAGAGTATAACCACTGGTTTAACTACAAAGGTCTAACCTTTATAATCTCATGAAAAAGAAATTAAAATACATTTGTCCACAGTGTAGATCTAAGTTTGAAACTCCACAAGGTGTTACACCATTTATTGTAGCATGGGACGATGGTCACTTCTGTACTCCACGATTAATCGGTGAAGAAGAAGTTAAAGATCTAAGTAAAAAGACTAAGTCTTTGAAAGAAGATGAGATATGGACGACGTATTATAACTAATAAACCACGACTGCGATACTTGCAACAGGCGATGTTGAAGAAGCAGAACAACTGTGGAGCTAAGTGACGGCTTAGCTTGGAAAGCGAGGTCAGGTAGAACTAATTGGTATTAAGATGATACCTTTAACACATCAGCAATCTTATGTGGTTAGTTGAACTGTTCTAGACATGAGAGGTTCGAATCCTCTCTCTCGTTCAAAAAGATTTACACGAGGTAAATCTATAAACTATAAAATATATAGTAACATGCAAAAATTAATCAAAGAATTGCAAAACCTATACTCATGGAATCAGTTTTACCAAAGTAGAACTATGAGGAAGGAAATGAAGACATGCCAACTTCAGATCAATGGCAAAAAATCAGAAATTAACGAGTTTAAAATGGCTCAGAAAAAGCGAAGAGGAGGTAAGAAATGAAAGATACTAATGCAATAGAAAAAGCACTTCAGATTAAAGTAAACGAAGAGTGCAGAGTAATAGTAGATAGATTTATTGCTGATCTTGATAAACTATCAAATAAATATGGTGGAACTATGTTCTATGACTTCAAGCAAAATGCAGCAGCAGACGCTACATCATTTCACGTACAAGGTACACATGGAGTAAATAGTGTACTACATAGAATGGTACTAACTAACCATAGTGAGAAAATGTTAAAGTATAAGTCACAAGAATTAATTAAAAAACTAGATTTGATATGATGAAAATAGACTTAGGACCAGGTAGTGAAAGTAAGATCTTTTACTTAAACAACGAGGATATCGAGCTGATAGTCAGGTTGTTACATGAAGAATGTGACTGTCACGTATATCAAAAAGACTTTGGTGAAACTTGCCCTGTATGGCATGGAAGATATGACCACATACAAGATTTAATAATGGAATTAACTAAATGAAATTAAATAAAAAAGATATAGATTTAATAGTAACCTTGTTAGAATACAAGCTTGATGATATAGTAGATCATTACTATGGAGATGGCTTGGGTTTTTTAGGTTACGACTTCTCAAAATATAACGAAGTAGAAAACTTGATAATAAAATTAACTAAGAAATTATGACAGTAAGAGAACTAATAGAAGAATTAAGGTTAGCAGATCAAGATGCAACGGTAAGATTTGCATCTCAACCAAGTTGGCCTTTTGAATACTCTATATATGGAGTAGTACAAACTACGGTTAAAGATCGTGAGGATAACGAAAAAGAAATGGTTTACCTAGAAGAAGGTAGACAAGTGGGATATTTACCTGCAGAAGCTAAAGAAGAATTAGGGTGGTGACATGGAACAGATTAAAGTAACAATGAAGGAAATATACGATGCTATGAAGCCTTCAGTAGAAAGAAATAAAAAGAAATACACCCGTAAAACCAAACATAAAAATGGCAAATTTAAAAAGTAAAAAAGAAGTGTGGATGAATGCACTGAGACAAACAAAAGAATATAGACTAAGCGACCAAGGCGGTGAATATACCGTACCACATAAAGGTGCTGATGCACAACCATCACCAGGTTTCATTAAAGCACAAGAAGAAGCAGCTAATAATGATCCAAGTGAATACGATGGTGATATAGAACGTGATTATATAGAAGAAGCTAAGATAGAAATAATAAATAAAGTATCTAACCACTTTCATGACGTGTTATTTGAAATGATATGCGAAGAAATGGGTAACAGATGTGTATTCCAATCACAAAACTACTTAACTGAAGCCGGTATGGATGAGTTTGAAGATCAATTCTTTGAGTTTTACCATGAACACCATGGAGAGATTATGTTTGAAGTGATGAAAAATATTACAAACTAAATACGATTGAAGCCAGATAATATATATATGAATGATACAAAAATATGCAAATGTGGCAATGAGATCCACCCAGTACGAATTAAATACGGTTACAGCAACTGCGTAGCGTGTTCTACAGTAGAGCGTTACGGTTGTGCACCAATTATAAACCATAAAACCGGTAATAGTATAGAAATACTATCACGCGAAGATGCAAAGCGCATCGCTAAACTAACACGTCGTAAAGGTTACGGCACAATGCTACGATAATGAAAGATAGAGAAGAAACCTTAAACCCACAACCAATGTTCGGTGACAGAAAAACACTGATGGAAGCTTTTGACTATGCTAAAATGGTAGTCGAAAGAGGACCTAAAGAGTCTTACGTATACAATATAACTGGACTTATGGTTATATGGAATACACTAGCAAAAAACTATAAACCACTAAAACGTAAAAAATGAGTAGAATAACATTATACGAAAGATTAAAACCAGAACTCAAAAAGAAATTAGAGACTCAAAATTTACAATATGAGCACACTATTAAAAGTATTTTTGACAATTTACAAACAAAGAGGTTATACTCTGAATTAACATTAACAGAATTAAAGACTATGTATGCATTTCTAGATATGAATAGTACAAATGTAACACAAAGCGATATTCTATACGGAGATAACTTATTTAAAACCATATAATATGACAGAAAAACAATATGAAACCGCGTTACTTGCACTAGGTTGTAAGAATGTAACTACGCAAAGCCAAAGCGGTAATGGCACTACAGCTTTTAAATTACCGACAGGTCAAGTAGTATCTGAACACATTACAGGATATATTAGAAGAAATGTATATAGAGAACCAGGCGTGGGTGGTGGTAGATGTTACCAACTAAACCCAACTTATAACGTACCTTATCAAGTGATTGGACGTGATGGAAAATTACATAGATACGAAGGTGCTAAACGCAGAACACTTATTTACTCTAGAAAAACTAGATTAAAGAAATTATTTTTATACGCTATTAAAAAATTAAACAATGGATGATGAAAGAAAAGTAGAACTAGTAAAAGAATTTTATGATCTAGACATAAGTCATGACGTAATGAACTTTGAGAATGTAGATTGTACTATTTATAATGAATCAAGTGCAGATGGTTATGACCTATTTGTTATAACTAATAATCCTAGTCACGTAAGTATTTGTGAAGATGTATATTATTATGACCATGATCTTGCAGAAAGATTTAATGAACACGTTAGATGGGGTGATAAAACATTCTATATTGAAGAGTGGCTTTATAACGATTGTTACTTTGAAGATTATATAGCAAACAGTATGTTTGACGATCTAGTAAACGGCAATGATTTTAACAGTTTTTTACAGGCTGAAATTATTACAGAGGAAGAATTAGAATATTTAAAAGAAGAATATGGAATCGAAGACGAAGAAACAGCAGAAGCCTAAATGGTTTCAAGGACAAATTTACACTGAAGGAGCTGAAGTAAGAAATCCTTTCAGTGGAGAAACTTATGAATTAAACGGACTAGAACTAAGCATATATGACTTTATTATAGGTTGTCAAATGGTGTTTGAATCACAATCAAGTCACTTAGGTAACCTTATGAATGATAAAAGAATAAATGAATTTCAAAAAGGATTAACTTGGTTTAGGGTGAATAACCCAGAAGCATACTACGTGTTGTTAGATTAGTAGTAGTTTAGTTTCCACGAAGGACAAACCGAAACTCGGCACACCGAAACTCGGTAGCTCGTACAATGGACCGACCCATGCCACATGCAGATGTGGAAAGAGGCGTTTCCACGGTACGGGCTTTTCGTGGTATGAGAAAATTTAATAAATATAAAGAAAATTTAAGACAGCATGGTAATAAAATATGGAGTTACTCCACGCATGTTGCAACAATAAAAGGAGATGAGCTGCATCAACTAGGTTGGTGGTCAGTTACTACACAGAAACATATTAACTACGCAGCTAAGGAACTTGGCTTAGAATTAATAAAATGAAACAAATACTAATAATAACAATAGCATTATTCGCAAGTTGTAGTACTAAACGTGCTGTACCTTGTAGACAATGCCCGCAATATTCTTATACTGAAGCGGAGATACTAGAATATATAAAAATAAACCCATACCCACACGAACTTACTTATGAATAAATTAATAAAGTTTACTTTAGTATGGATAAGTGAAAACTTAGCAACCCCATTTTGGGTTGTAGGACACATTCATTTATCGTTAAATGTATATAATGATCTAGTTGAGATCGCTACGTCCTTAGGGCTCAATATAATTGTATTTATAGGGTTTCTAATTGATTTTAACGATTACAGAAAACAATAATACAAACTAAATACGAATACTCATAGATAATAACAATATGAATATGACAGACAAAGACTTACGAAAATTAGCTGATATGGTTGCATCAAAAATAGTGTTAGAACTATTCGGAGATGCAGACACTAGAGCTAATGCAAAGAAACAATTTGAAGACGACTTCAAACAAACTGACCACTTAGCAAGTATATTCGCAGATATGTCTGATGAAGAAATGCTAATTGGTGAATTAGCTAGACTGCAAACAATTCTAATGATTTACGAAGATAAAGAAGAATATGAAAAAGCAGCTAGAATACTAAAGAAATTAAAAATAATACAAGGAAAATTAGGAAAATTATGACAATAAAACCAATGTTAGCACACAAGTTCAATCCTGATAAAGCAGTATTTCCTGCTCTTATGCAACCCAAACTTGATGGAGTTAGATGTGTATTTACAAAACAAGGTGCTTTTTCTAGAACAGGGAAAGAGTTTAAAAATGTAGAGCACATTATAGAAACATTAAAACCACTGTTTAAAAAATACCCATACATTAGATTAGATGGCGAACTGTACAACCACAAACTAAAAGATGATTTCGAAAAGATTATTTCATTAGTAAGAAAGACTAAACCTACATTTGAACACAGAAAAGAAGCTGAAAAGTTAGTACAATATCACGTATATGATATAGTTCCGTTAGAGGATGTTCTATCTCCAACTTATGAAGAAAGACTAGATCATATAATTGATATAATAGATGCTAACGGCTTGTTTTTAAACATGAAACAGGTTCGTACTGTTGGAACACATAAAGTTAATTCTTTAGAAGCCGCAAAAGATATACATAATAAAGCATTAAAAGCAGGTTATGAAGGCTCAATTTATAGAAATCCTAATGGACTATATAAAGGTACTAGATCATGGGATCTTATGAAGTTCAAAGACTTCCATGATGCTGAAGCTACAATTATTAACTACGAAGTAGGTAAAGGTAAGCGTGAAGGTACACTAGGTAAGTTTATTATGGAAGATGAAGATGGTAATATATTCGGTTGTCCACCTGGTAAAGGTTACGACTACGAAGATATGGCTAAGCTACTAGAAAATATACACGATTATATTGGTAAGATAGCTACATTCACTTATTTTCAACGAACTCAAGCAGGTTCTTACAGACACCCATTATTTAAATGTTTAAGAAATTACGAATGAATATATTTTATTTACACAGAGACCCAGTTATCGCAGCTAAGGTACAATACAACAAACACGTTGTTAAGATGGTCTTAGAATCAGCACAAATGCTATGTACAGCACATCACTGTATAATGGGAGAGGACGCAGATGTACCTTATAAAAGTGCACATGTTAACCATCCATCAACAGTATGGGTGAGAAGATCAGCTCAAAACTACGCGTGGTTGTATGACCATTTTGTTGCACTATCTGAAGAATATACTAAGCGATACAACAAAGAGCATTTATCTTATACTAAATGTAAAGATAAACTTAATATACTACCAGGTGGCTTAGCCTGTACAGGTTTTACCCAACCACCACAATGTATGCCTGATCAGTACAAAGATGAATTATCAACTATAGCTTATTGGAATTACTACATAGGCGAAAAGCATACAGTAGCAAATAAAGACGAAAAAATATATACCGAAATTCCATGGGTGGAATTGGTAGGTTTTTAAAATTATGAGAAAATTAATATTTCAATTATATCTAAACAACGAGATTAGCATGGACGTTGCTAATAAAATATTAGATAAATACTACGAATAAATAAGGCGACCAGGCATCCTTTGAGCAGCTCATACCAGAAACGGTATGGGCTTTCGTAGGTATGAATAAAATAGAATTTAACCCAAGAAAATCAAGACATATAAAATATCTTGAAAGAAGAATTGTAGAACTCCATGAACAAATATTTACTGACGCTATGCATGTAGTGACAAAATATGATGAAGACGATTGGAAACTATTGAGAATGGAAATACAAAACAATATTAGTCTACAAAAGAAATACAGTAGACGACTAAACCTATTAAACCTATAAATATGGGAGCAACAAAAAACAAAAAATATTATACGTGGAAATATGATTTCATTGCTAATGAAATTTTATACCAAACGCTAGACTGTGACAAAAGCCCTAAAGATATTGAATAAGGGCCTATTGTCATACGATAGAAATTTAGACTACTTAAACCATAGACAAATCATATACCGTACAGTACCCACAGAAACTCCCACAGTCGAGCACCCATGGGGAAGATACTACGAAAATGGTACATATGAATGTTACGAATTATTTAGAAGTAAAGCGAAAATCAATACTTATAAATCACTGAAGTGGCATTTATTAGTTTTATGGTATTTGAATCCTAGTATGAACCCTGATGAGTTCAAAGATTTAGCTGCAGTAATTTCAGAAAAGTCAAATGGCTTTACTACGTTTACTATATCTAAAAGATTACTAGAACATGTTATATACGAAGTCAGTATGTCTGATCTTGAACAACCACCTAAAAACCGAAAACGTAAAGTTATATTCGATGTTAATTGTTTTTTAACACCTGAAGAAAAACTTTCAATAACAGGTTTGTTATGTGGTAGATCAAAGATTGTACATGAAGATGATATATATAACGCAATGCTCCATATTAATGATACTGGAGAAAAGATTACTATTAATAAATTAGCTATGTACCTTAATTGTTCTGATAGAACTATCTACCGAACTATAGGTAATGAGCTTAAAAAAGAGAAAGAACTATTAAATTCTGAATTATGAAAAAGTACAACGTACAAAACTACATTCGGTATAAAGAAGATGTAAAACATTCACAGCCGCAAGGTAAAATGTGGGATGAATACACTCGAGATGAACTTATTATAAAGTTCTTACCGCTAGTAGAAAACATAGGACGAAAGTTCTCAACTTCACAAGAAGCTTCAGGTGTAATGAGTATCATGGATATTATGCAAGCCGGTAGTATAGGATTAATTCTTGCTGTAGATAAATTAGATTTTGATGATCTTTTAAAAAGCGACGATGTCGAAAGAACTTTAAAATCATTTTTAGCTAAAAGAATTAAAGGTACTATACGAAGAGCTATAGATCATAATAGAGGTGATATTCGTATACCTGAACACAAACTTAACGAGATCCGAAAGGATAACGGTAAAGACAGGAAACTTGTTGAAATGTTCTTCAACAGTATATTCCTTAGCATTGACGCAGTTAAGCGACACGACACAGATAAGGATGGATCATGGGTAAATAACATACCTGATAAATCAGAACCTTACAATACTAATATATTAAATGCTTATCTTAAAAGTTTACTTAAGAAACATTTAAACGATATGGAGTATCAAGTGTTGAGACTAAGTTACGGTTTAGACTGTGATAAAAAGTCTGCTAAGGAAATTGCACGGAAGTTAAACATTAAAGGTGTGTCTGCTTATGTTAGGGTTTCAGAGCTTAAAAAACAAGCTGTAGAGAAATTAATTAACAACGTAGATCACTCGCAAGTGCTTGATTATCTGTAAGTTAGAACTGTAAATGTTAAATTAAATATGTAATTATATATATATGACGATCAATGAAAAACTGAGTAAAATCCAAACTGAATTCAAATCGAAAAAGAGTAGATTTAATTCATTCGGTAAGTATTATTTCCGATCTGCTGAAGACATCCTAGAAGCTACAAAACCATTTTTAAAGGAGTTAGGAGTTACAGTTCGAATAAACGAAGAACTGTTACCAACAGATGCTGCGCCTGTGCTACAATGCACTGCTACAATATTTGATGGTACTGATGCTATATCAGCTACAGCTATTGTAGGTGTGGATCTTGAGCAGAAAGGAATGCAAATGCCACAAAAATATGGTGCTGCGTCTTCTTATGGAAAGAAATATGCTTTAGGGAATTTATTCCTTATAGATGATACGCAAGATAGTGATGCGACAAACACTCATGGCAAAAATGGTACAACCAAACAAAAGCTTACAAATGAATCATTAGCAAAGGCTAAAGAGTATATAGCTAAAGGCGGTAGTATTGATACAATAAAAAATAAGTATATTGTATCAGCCAAGCAAGAAGAATTAATGCAAGCAACGTTATGAAAAAACAAGAAATAATAGATAAGTTACGAATAGACGAACATTACTATGGCGAGTTTGGACAACAATATCTAAGCAATTCTAATATCAAAACGTTACTTAAAAATCCTCTGGACTTACATAAACCTACTAAAAGCAATCCAAACTTCTTAGTAGGTGGTTATTTCCATACAGCGATTCTAGAACCTGACAAAATAAAAAGTTTCAAGATAATAGAATCAAGTAGTAGAAATACTAAAGTGTACAAAGAAATGTCAGGCGGTGAGTTATGTTTATTACAGCATGAAGTTGATATGATCGAAGCTCTAGTAGATAAGATGATGAACAACAATGTTTGTAGAGACTTAATATCACCAACAGTTGCAGATGTAGACTACGAAGAACCTGCTATTGCAGAGATCAATGGTCAAATGTGGAAAGGTAAAGCTGACATATTAAACCACGAGGAACAACTTATCATAGACTTAAAAACCACAAGTGATTTAGATAAATTTAGATGGAATGCTAAGAAATACAATTATGATTCTCAAGCATACATCTACAGAGAACTGTTTGGTTATGAAATGGTTTTTATAGCTATAGATAAAAATACGGGCAAGATTGGCTTGTTCGACTGTTCACCAGACTTTTACAAGTCAGGCAAGGACAAATTAGAAAAAGCTTGTGAAATGTATGAATTGTTTCACGAGTCTGAGGACTTTGAACCTCAACAATATTTTATTAACGAAACCTTATAATTATGGCAGGAATAGTGAAAGCGAATATTAATTTAGACGCGATACCAAAAGAGAAAATATACAAAGGAAAAAAGGGTAGGTATCTTCCAATTACAATAACTATTAACGATGAAGCAGACCAGTTTGGTAATCAAGGTCCAGTGATAGTTGATCAATCCAAAGAGGAAAGAGAAGCTAAAGTTGAAAAGACCTATTTAGGCAACGTCAAAGTAGTTTGGACTAATGGAGATTTTCCAGAGCCGAATTTTGGAGACCAACCTCAAAAACCAACTGCTAAGGTAGAAGCAGAAGATGATCTACCATTTTAATACAATTAAATATGCAAGTCGAAGATAAAGAAATCAATGGTTTTACAATTGACAACTTTAATCAGCACGGCTTAGAAGCAGGTAAATCGCAGGGGACTTGTCCCCTGTGTTCGTCTTCTAGGAAACCTGAAAATAAGAAAGCTAAATGTGCTTCTTATGATTGGGAGCGTGGATTAGGTACTTGTCATAATTGTGATTCAACATTTCAACTACACACTTACAAACGTAAAGGTAAAGCTGAAAAAGTTTATGTTACACCTCCACATCCTAATAATGCTATTAATAGTACAAAAGCAGAAAAATGGTTTAAAACTAGAGGTATATCAAAACAAACTTTAATAGATTTACATGTAGGTGAAGGTGAAGAGTTTATGCCACAAACTGGTAAAACAGAAAATACAATTCACTTTAATTATTTTGTAGGTGGAAATCTTGTAAATATAAAATATAGAGATGGGCGTAAGAATTTTAAATTATATAAAGGCGCTGAAAAAGTATTTTATAATATAGACAACACTGTTGGTCACGATTGGTGTGTAATAACCGAAGGTGAAATGGATGTTCTAGCCTTATACGAGGCAGGTATATCTAACGCTATCTCAGTTCCGAATGGCGCAACCTTAAATACTAATAACTTAGACTACTTAGATAACTGTATAGATTATTTTGACGATAAAGATAAGATAATACTAGCGGTTGATTCTGATGCTCCTGGTCAAGCTTTACAAGCTGAGTTAATACGAAGACTAGGCGCTGAGGTTTGTTTCTTAGTAGACTTTAAAGATTGCAAAGACGCGAATGAATACCTATTAAAAGAGGGTAAAGAAGCGTTAAAAGAAAGGATAACTAAAGCAAAACCTGTACCTCTAGAAAACGTAACTACGTTTAGAGACATTGAAGATGATATAACTGATTTTGTTGAAAACGGGTTTAAACCTGGGTTTCAAATAGGTTTAGAAAACTTTGATGATGTATTTAGTACATATACAGGTCAGTTTATAACTGTAACCGGTATTCCTTCATCAGGTAAGTCTGATTGGGTGGATCAAATGGTTGTAGGCTATAACCAAAACTATGGTTGGAAAACTGCTTTTGCGTCTCCTGAAAACCATCCTACTTATTTACATGCTCACAAGCTAATGCGTAAAGTATGGGGTGACATGCCTACTAAGTGCGATATAGGTAAAGCTAAATGGAATGAAGTGGCAGATCATATTAATGACAACTTCTTCTTTATAGATATGGAAAGATACACGTTAGAGTCTGTACTGCGTAAAGGTGCTGAGCTAGTAAAACGTAAAGGTATCAAATGTTTAGTAATAGATCCTTATAATAAAGTAAGAGATGTTGATTGCCAAACTGAAGATGTTAATCGTTATACTATGGAGTACTTAACTAAGATAGAAATATTTGCTAAAAAGTATGATGTACTAGTATTTATTGTAGCTCACCCTACTAAGATGTATAAGAACAATGATGGTAAGATTGAAGAACCAACAATGTACAACATTAAAGGTGGTGGTGAATGGTATGACGCTAGTTACCACGGTTTATTAGTACATAGAGACTATGAACAAAAAACAACTAAAGTTAAAGTTCTTAAAGTTAAGTTTCAAAACCTAGGTGAAAACCAAGGAGAAGCTTTCTTTACATGGGAACATAAATCAGGTTGTTTCATACCAGAAGTTAAACCTGAGTTAGAAGAGAGAATGCCATGGGATTAAAACCAAAAGAAGATGAAACTACCTAAATGGAAATTAAAGTTAAAGAAGATGAGTTGGATTAACGTAAAAGATAAATTACCTGAAGAAGGTAAATATGTATTAGCAAAACACAATAGAGGCACTTGGCACGATAGCGATGACCAAGAAAATGTAAATACCGTAGTTGTAAAACTTGTACGTGGAATTAGTGAAAAAGAACGGCAGGAAATGAAAGGCACTTCCAAGGATTATCAAGATAGTCCAGCAGAAGACCACGGATTTTACAAGATTAGTGGATTAAGAAGTGATACCTATAAACAAGGAGATGAACACGGGAACAATATGGTACCATGGGCGTGGGATACATTTGGTGCCGATTCATTTTTCGGTCAATCAATTACGCACTGGATGCCAATACCACCACTAAAATATGAAGAAATAATAAATAATGTTTTAGTTAGTAAAGAAGAATTAAAACCAAAAGAAGATGCCAGCAAAAACAATAGAACCAAAACCCCCTGATTGGGGTAACCCAGAAAACTTAGAAGCTTATAGTTGGTGTATAAACCACGGAATAACAATAGGTTGTTTAGCATGTACATCAGGTAGTAGAAATAGAGACTGGGATATACAAATAACAGTAGACGGTAAAAAGCAAATGAGTCCTAAAAGCTACGGACCAGACGAGCTATACGATAAAGTTTTTGAGCTTTACAAGTTTTACTACGATAAATATAATTAAATGGAGAATTTTAAAAACGCAGAAAAAGCATTTGAATACTATTACAATCTTATAGATCAACACGGAGTTGGTTTTGATGGTACTAAAGCTATGTTCAATGTAGGGTTTTATATAAACAACCCAACAGACAATCACATAGATACTTGGTACAGGGATTGGAATTTAAAATATGCAGAAGCAGAATGGGAATGGTACTTATCAGGTGATGATTCTGTTGATAAACTAGGAGAGCTGTATGGTAAAGTACCTGCAATATGGGAACGTATGGCTTTAGGACCTAAAAAATTAGTTAACTCTAATTATGGTTATCAATGGGAAAGAGCTCATCAACTAGATAAAGTTGTACAACAATTAAAAGACAACCCTAATACTAGAAAAGCTGCAATATCAATATACGATGGTAAAGAAATAAATAAGTATCGTAAAGATACTCCATGTACATACGCGGTTCAGTTTACAGTTGTAAATAATAGACTGCAGATGTGTGTGACGATGCGATCTAATGATCTCTGGTTCGGTTTCTGTAACGATCAATATTGTTTTTCAGAACTGATGAAGGTTGTTGCAGAGAGGACAGGATATGAACTGGGTTCATATTTCCACTTTGCACACAATTTACATTTGTACGAGAGAGATTTAAACAAGAATGGCTTATTACAAAGAAAGGCAAATTACTATGGATAAAATAATGTATTATTTATACCACATCCCGGGTAAAAAGATTGGGGTCACACGTGATCTTAATAATAGGGTAACAAAACAACAGGGATATTTTCCAGACGAATATGAAGTTCTTGATCATAGTGACGATATAGATTATATATCAAAACGTGAGATAGAACTTCAACAGTCTTATGGCTATAAGATTGACAGAGTAGAATATAAAAATTTAGGTAAAAAGATGAAAATAAACGCAACAGAAATGACATCAACATTTCCATATCCTTTAAACAAACTTAAAGGTAATTTAATGGACAACATGGGTGAAACATGGGAAACTGTTTTTGGTAAGTTCGAGTTAGACAGAGACACGGTCGATTGGATCGTTAACAACGCTAAAGCATCGATGTATGATACAAAGCGTAGCTATATTTATAACAAAGCTTTCTTTGAGAAGTTCGTTAACAACAACCTTAAACAAGCCAAGGTCAATGCTAAGGAAGCTGCTGTTAAAGCGTTAGAACATATAGAAGCAATGCAGGCAGAATTAATATCACATTCACGAGCTGTTAATACACGTGAAACTTATCAAGATCTAGAAGTTAAAGAAACAGATAGATTTCAAAAGATCAGGGATTGGGCAGATGAAAGAGGATTGTATGACAAAGGTGATACTAAAACTCAGTTCTGTAAGCTTATGGAAGAAGCTGGCGAATTAGGTAGAGCTATACTTAAAGAGGACGACATAGAGTTTATGGATGCTATAGGCGATATGGTCGTAGTGTTAACTAATATGGCTATGTTAGGTGGAACATCAATTGAAACTTGTATTGATGTTGCTTATGGTGAGATCAAAAACCGTAAAGGCAAAATGGTTAACGGAACATTTGTAAAAAATGGGTGAGCCGATAGCAGCGTTTACTCAAATGTATTTAATGTTCGGAGCAATGTTTTTACTAGGATTGTTTGCGATATTTATGTGGATTAAAGATGATAAAGATGAAAGAGAAGACAATTAAATTTAGAGACCCAGTGGTTGAAAGAGTAGTAGATAAGTTTGTATCAAGATCAGATGTTGGCTTTGAAAAGTATGGTAAGACATTACATGACGAAAGAACAGGTGGACATAAAGATTTGGCAGGTTACCTCAATGATGTTCAAGAAGAGTTAATGGATGCAATATTATATATTCAAGCTGCTAAAGAAGAGTTACAAGAAGCTAGCTCAGGTAGTTTCAATCCAGGTTTACCTTATTACGTAACAGATGTGGCAGGGTAAAAAAAAGAAGAAAGGACCAGTTAGAGCAAAGAAGACCGTCGTTGATGGTCTTTCTTTCGCTTCTGGTTTAGAAGCTTATATGTATACAGTACTTAAACAAGCTAGTATAGAAGCTAAATACGAAGGAGAGACCTTCGAACTAATACATGGTTTTAAATTTCAAAACGATGTATACGAGAGATGTGCAAATAGCAAAGGAGATTTTAAAAACAGAGGTGATAAAAATATAAAGAATATTAAATACACTCCTGACTTTGTAGGTAAAGACTTTATTATTGAATGTAAAGGTCGACCTAATGAATCGTTTCCTATTAGATGGAAACTATTTAAAAGATATGTCCAAATGTATTTGCCTGGATATACAATTTATAAACCACAAAATCGAACAGAGTGCGACGCAACTATAGAACTAATCCTATCCAGAAAAAAGCAGTAGCTAGGATACAATATAAAAATAGACAAGTTGATAAGTTTATTAAATGGAGTATCGAACAGAAAGGATATTTGAAATATAGAGAATTAATAGAATTTGAAAAACAATATAAATGAGAAATTGGGATTTGAGTGTAGGTCTGTATCCAGGTTTATTAATCGGAATGAGAACCTATGGAGGCCAGATTGGCGGAAAAACCTCCCATGTGTTTTACTTACCCTTAGTTGATTTGTGTATAAACATATACCATGAAAGAACAGACATTACTGGAAATGAAAAATAAAATTGAGTCGTTAACACGTTTATTACAACATGTATTTAACGAAACGTCTCATCTTAGAGAACTTGGTGTCGGAACATTAGAAACATTAAAGCTAATGCCCGGATACGAAGACGCCATTGAAAAACTAAAAGTTAAAATGGAAGAAGAAGTAGAAGAAAAAAAGAAAGCAGAACAGAATGGAACTAGCAAGTGAGATCTTATCTAATATAACAGTACATATGAAATATGCTAAGTATCTACCTGAAAAGAATCGTAGGGAAACCTGGGAGGAATTAGTGGATAGAAACAAAGCAATGCATATTAAAACATACCCGCAGTTAGCGGCTCAAATAAATGAGGTTTACAAGTTAGTATATGAGAAAAAGGTTTTACCTAGTATGCGTAGTTTACAATTTGGTGGTAAGCCTATAGAAATATCTCCTAACAGAGTATATAATTGTGCTTACTTACCTATTGACCACATTGATTCTTTCCATGAAGTAATGTTCTTACTTCTGGGAGGAACTGGTGTAGGCTACTCTGTTCAGAACCATCATGTAGGTAAATTACCTCCTATAAACAAACCGTATGAAAAACGCAGGAGAAGATTCCTTATTGGTGATTCAATTGAAGGATGGGCTGATGCTATTAAAGTATTAATGAAGTCTTATATGGGTGGTCAAAGATCGTCAAGAATTAGTTTTGATTACTCAGATATAAGACCGAAAGGAGCTCAACTAGTGACGTCAGGAGGTAAAGCTCCTGGCCCACAACCTTTGAAAGAATGTTTAGTAAAGCTTAAAGGAATACTACAATCAAAAGAAGATGGAGATCAATTAACAACTGTAGAAGTTCATGATATCGTTTGCCATATAGCAGATGCTGTATTAGCAGGTGGTATCAGAAGAGCAGCGTTAATATCTTTATTTTCAGCAGACGATCATGAAATGATATCTTGTAAATCTGGAGATTGGTGGGAAACAAACCCACAAAGAGGTAGAGCTAATAACTCTGCATGTTTAATGAGACATAAAATTACTAAAGAATTTTTTATGAAACTCTGGGAACGTGTAGAAAAAAGTGGTGCTGGTGAACCTGGCATTTACTTTAATAACGATAAGGATTGGGGGACAAACCCGTGCTGTGAAATAGCATTAAGACCTTATCAATTTTGTAACTTATGTGAAGTCAATGTTTCAGACCTTGAGTCACAAGAAGATTTAAACAATAGAGTCAAAGCAGCTGCGTTCATTGGAACGTTACAAGCAGGCTATACTGACTTTCACTATTTAAGAGAGATATGGCAAGAGACAACCGAAAAAGACGCACTGATTGGGGTGAGCATGACGGGGATCGGGAGTGGAACGGTGTTAGGATACGACATGGAGAAAGCCGCTCAAGTTGTAAAAAGGGAAAACACAAGGGTCGCGAAGTTGATTGGAATTAATAAAGCTGCACGATGTACAACTGTGAAGCCTGCTGGGACGACATCTCTGGCGTTAGGAACATCATCTGGTATTCACGCATGGCATAACAATTATTATGTCCGTAGGATCAGGGTTGGTAAGAACGAAGCTATATATAATTATCTAAGTACGTACCACCCAGAACTAATAGAAGATGAATATTTCAGGCCACACGATACTGCTGTAATATCTATTCCTCAAAAATCTCCTGAAGGTGCTATACTTAGAACTGAATCATCTTTTGATTTATTAGAAAGAGTTAAGAAGATAGCTACTGAATGGGTTAAACCAGGTCATAGAAAAGGATCTAACACTCATAATGTTTCAGCAACAATAAGTTTGAAACCTGAAGAGTGGGAACCAGCCGGTGAATGGATGTGGGATAACAGAGAACATTACAACGGCTTATCTGTATTACCTTATGACGGTGGTACTTACACTCAAGCTCCATTTGAGGACATTAAAAAATCTCAATATGAAATAATGATGGAGTCATTAAACCAAGTTGATCTTAGTAAGATAGTAGAAACAACAGATGAAACAGATCTATCAGGCGAGTTAGCTTGTGCTGGTGGAGCTTGTGAAATAACTTAAAATAAAAACAATGGCAACTAAAAAATTTAAATCACATATGATGTATAAAGGTAAAAGCTCTACAATGGCTAAAACTTATAAAAAACATTTAGAATTAAAGAACAAAGGTTATGGGCACACTAAGCCTAAGTAGCTAAAGTTATATACACAAATAAAAAAAGGGGACCTCGTATTGAGATCCCCTTTTTTGGTTACAGGAACTTTAGGTATGGTGCCCATTTCTTATTGTTCCTTTTATTTTTCTTTATTGCTGTTACAAAACTTACTAGCAGCACCTACACTTCCAAAACCCCACTTTTTCAAAGCTCTAGCTTTTCTAGTTGGTTCACCATTAGGTTTCTTCATAGGTCCTTTCATACCCGCAAATCTACAAGCAAATGAAACTCTACGTTTATTCTTACCTGACGTAAGTCTTTTACCTAGCGTTTTACCTGTTTCTCTTTTATGTTCTGATCGCATCTTACGATTAGACTTTTCGTAGCTAGCATCATTCATTATTTCTTCTTTTTAATGGGTACACAGTTAGGAACCTTTCTACCACCTTTTTTCTTCATACCTATAGCTTCATAACCTTTCCAGCATGGGTTCTTCATTTTCTTTTTCTTTCTCTTAGTTGCCATTATTCGTATTTTTTCTTTACATAAGTTCCGTCACGGTATATTTCTAACACCATTCCTTTATAGTTATCATTAACCTCTTGCCCCATAAAATTTATCACTTTATCAATTATCTTTTCTTCTGAACTGATTATGATTGATATAGGATTAAATGATTCGGTTTGTCCATCGTAATCTGTTTGTCTAAGACGATAATAAGAAACTCCATGCAGTGGATTATCATCTAAAGTAGAGTATGACATTTGGGTGTTACTATTCCCGGCTCCTGTCACAGTGCTTATTGTATGCCAAGTTTCAACATCTACACTTCTTTGTACTTCATAATAATCATTGTTAACTTGAGAAGCAACAACCCAATCAATCATCACTAAAGGATGTATATCTCCTCCTAATACTTCACCATCAAAAGAAATTAATTCTATAGGTAAAGCAAATGAAGGTGTACGGTATATCATAACTGTAGTACATGTAAAATTAGTTAAACAATAGTATTCGTTTAAATGTAAATACACTGTACCACTGTAAGGAGCAGCCCATCTAAGATAAGATGTATATCCTGCACATCCACCGTAATCATCATTGAAATCTAATAAATTACCTAGTCCATCTAATAAAGTTATTTGTGTGTCATAACCGGCTTGCTCAAAACCATACTGATCACATGTAGAAAATTCATATGTATCTCCCGCTTTTACATTAAGCTGTATAACTTCTCCAGCCCAGTTACAAGTGGAAGCATAATCCCAAGTATCTTCTAATGGCGTGTATATAAAAGATGGGTAATAGTTTGTACCATTATCACACTGGCCATAAGCAACACTTATTAACAACGACAGTATTATACTTAAGTATTTCATCTTCTTTTTCTTTTCTTATTAGTAGCTTTTATTTTAGCTTCAACTTCTTTTATTTTAGATTCCATGTTACTATTATAACCATCATCTATTATGTGAAGTTCTTTATCTAATTCTATACCTAGTTTAAATATTATTTCCACAGTCTCTTCTAATTGATCAAGTCTTTTTTCGTAAGCTTCATGTTTAAGATCATACTCTATTCTATTTATCTGACTAGGTGGTAAAGTCTTAGCTACTTCAATGTCTGATTGCAAGGTAAAATACATGCCAACGAAAGAAGCTGTTATAATTATAATGCTTATAATAGTTTTAAGATCTAACTTTAACTCTGTGTTTTCGTTTATTTTTGTCACGGTGTTTTGAATTTAGCTTTTTTAAAATTAGCTGACTTAAACTTAGGTCCGCTTTGTGTTTTCTTAATACTAGCTCTTTCTGCTTTATCTTTTGCTTTTCTCTCTTCTTTTTCTTTTTCATTTTCAAGCTGCCATTTAGGCCAACCTAAAGCCATAAAAATTCTTTTCCAAGTTGGGTTTGTAGCATCTAAAGCTCCTTGAATATTTTCTAATTTTTGAAACAACCTGTCAAGTGGAACGTTACTAACACCAGCTATGACTTTAGAACCTGCTCTATAGTTAGGATTGTTTATATTAAATGGTTCACTAGCTTCAGGTCTCCATCTATTATAATACCAATCAGTAATACCACCTTTTATTTTTCTAAGTTTTATAGATACAGGAGGACTTATAGCTAAAAGTTTATCTACAGCGTCAGTATATTCTGGTTTAGGAAACCCACTAGCATCTGGGTTAAAGTAAGGATCTTTTTCAGATCTTTTTATTAAACCTATAATTGTATTTTTAGATTGGGCTAATATAACTCCTCCTACTCCTATACCTCTTAATAAGTTATCAGCCATGCTATTAGCTGCGTCTAGCATTTTACTTTCAGGAAACACTTTAGCATCTTCTTCTTCGTCATCGTCCATACCATAAGCAAACAATGCTGATTGCAAAGTAGTAAATAACAAGTTTTGAACAAAACCGTAATAAGCGATTTTACTCATATTAGATTTCCAATCGCCTCTACCAGCTATTAAATCTTTACCAGCTTTATCCATTATCCTAGCATATTGAGATGGTGTGTTAGCGAATGCAAGCACGAGTCTACCAAGTGTTGAAGCTTGCTGCTGTGATATCTTATCTGCACGAGCAGACTGTTGAGACTCTTCTGCTAATTCTCTAAAATCAAGGAATGCTTTCTCTATAGCTTCATTTTCCGACAAACCTTGTTTCTTGTAAGTTTTAATTCTATTTCTATATAGAGTAGCACCTCCACTAGCTATAGCAAAACTATCAGCAATTTGAGTAAATACAAAACCTTTATTCAACAGATACGCTATTACTCCTTTAACTTTATTTTTACTTGTTTTAGCAGCTTCAGCTATTTCCGATTCACTAACATTAATCTTTAAACCGTTTCTTCTATCAACTAAGAAATCTGAATTCATTAACTTCATGAAATCTTTCCAATACTGAGGTTGATTAGCAAAAGCTTGAGCAGCTTTCATAGGGTTGTTGTCATTCCAATTTATAAAGTTAACAGCAGATATGGTCTGTAACACCGCAGATCTTGCATTTAAGAACATTACAGCACCAACAGAGTTGTTTATATAATCAGCAAATCTTTGTTCAATACGGCTCATACCTTTAGCCCTGTTTTGACCAGTACTCATTCTACGTAAAGAGTCTTCTAACGCTTCTCTATACTTAGGACCAAACTCAGCCTCGATTTTATTCATATTGCTTTCATTGAAAGCTAAATCAACGTTCTCTTGCCATTGTTCAAGTAAGTTTTTTCTAGCAACTTTTCTTAAACCTTCTCTAAAATCTGTAGTAATAGTACCTGCTAACCAGTTTTTACCTGGATAATAATAACCATCACCTTTAGTTATAGCAATCAATTGGTCAATAAAGTTATTGAGATCTGGTTTGTTTGCTACGTAATCTCTTGCAGCGTCTAAATCTCTTTTGGATATACCATCAACTTTTATACCTTGCCTATCCCAAGTAGTAATCCGAACAACGTCTTCATTTGTGAATCCACCAAAAGCTTTTTTCTTTAAGTTTTTAGGTACACCGCTCAAACTTTGTTTCAAAGCTTTAAAGTCAGCCATTAATTGATTCTGAGCCACAGATAAGTCGTTCATTGCTCTGCCGTAAGGTCTAATCAAATGCTCTTGCATCCACTTCCATTGCTTGTCACCTAATTCACCTTTAGATAGTAACTTATATAATAGCCCTCCAAAGTCTTGAGCTGATGGAGGTATTAAATCAAACGACTTTACTCCTCTACCTTTAGCTTGTGCCGATACTTCCGCAAATTCTTTATATTGTTGAATACCAGTTTTTTGGAAGATAATGGTGTTCATTACTTGATCCACAGTTTTACTAAACTTAGTCTTAGCTTTTTGAACGTCAGATTTAACATCAACAACGTCTAATACTGTTTGAACTGGCTTAGACTGTTTACTAAACTTGATCGCAGGCGTTTCTTCAAATGTTTCAATTAAGTTTTTATCTAGCAATATAAACCCAGTTGGAATGTAATTACCGTCGCCTTCTTTTTCTAAAACTTTTAAATTTAATTTTCTAGCAAATAAGTTCGCTATTGTTCTATATAATCTTGTCCTGCTTGGTTCAAACGATGTAAAAGCAATACCTTGTGCACCTTCAGTATTTTTATACTTTTCGACTAAACCATTAACAACTATCGATAGTACCTCAGCAGCGTCACCTTCACCAGTTAAATCAATATCTTTTCCATCTCTTCCTGAAGGCCGATTTCTAGTCCTATAAAAAGAAGTTTCAATTATTTTAGGTTTAACATCATTATCTTCTTTTAATTTATTACTTACAGCTTCCACTTCAGATTCTGTCATTTCCATACCCACCATGTCTTCCAACTTGTAAAAAAGATCTTCAATATTTTCAACATTTGCATCAACTAAATAATCTTTACCTTTGACTTTAAAAAGCGCTTCTTGAACATTTCCACCTTCACGAGCTGGTTTTTCTATAAGTTTCCATTTTAAATCTCGTTTAGTATTTAAACTAAACTTAATCGCAGGTGTTTTTGATTTAGATTGTTTGCTGAGCTTTGTTACAGGTGTTCTTTTAACTTCTTCAAATAGTGTTTTATCTAATAACAAAAATTCAGTGCTTGTCTCAGAACCATCAAATTCTGTTTCTAAAACTTTTAAACCTAACTTTTCACCAAACATGTTAGCTAGTGTTCTATATAATCTCGTTCTGCTTGGTTCGTAGGCTGTGAAAGTAACACCTTGCGCACCTTTGGTTTTCTTATATTTATCCACCAAGCCGTTGACAACTATTGATATCACTTCAGCCGCATTACCTTCACCTGTTAAGTCAACGTCTTTTTCAATACCTGTGTAGAAATTATCTGTAATCCTATAAAAAGACGCATCTAATATTTTAGGTTTACCACCGCTTAATTCTTTTTCTCTTAAATTATCATCTGCAATTTCTTTAGTAGGGTTCAACGCTAATTCTAAAGTACTAAAGTGATCCTCTAATTTACTAAAAATATGTCCAACGCCTTTTCTCTTTATTTCAATTTGATAATCTTTTCCATCAACTTCGAAATCAGCTTCTACAATGTTAAAAGAACCGCCTATAGTTTTCCATTTTAAATCTCGCTTAGTATTGAGACTGAATTTGATTTTTGCTTGTTGCACTTTAGCTTTAGCTTCCATTACTGCTAATGCTTTCTGTACAGCATCTACGTTACCCATGTGATCATCAGCAAAGTAGAAATCATTATAACCATCAGCTGCTTTATCTACAACCCAGTTTGATTTAGCAAGTGGAGAACTATCACCTAAACCTGTTATGTTTTCAATAGGTATATTTAACCCTACACTATCTAAGAATTCTTTAATAGCTGGTGCAGCTTCTTGAGATCTAGCTGTAAGTACAAATACATCTTTAGTTCCTCTTGCTTGTTGAATTAATCTAGCAACTCCTAATAATGGACCTTCTTTACCTTCCATTACCTTGTTGAACTCTGAGAAATCCCATACCGCTCCTTGCTCTAACATCTCACTACCTTTCTTAGCAAACTCTTCAGCAGTTAATTTACCAGTAGTTCCATCAGGCATAGTATACAATACATTACTTTTTGTTCTAGCTAACGTATCATCAAAGTCAAATACCCTAATCTTTTTAACTGGAGCATTAGGATCACGAGCTATATTTAAAGCTTTGTCTAGTACTTCTGCTTCTCTTATATTTTCAGATGTTGGTGCGTTTTCATTTACTTTAACTACTTTACTATCTTTAAGTTTTAAACTGTTTTTGCTATTAGCTTTTTTCTTTTCTTTAGCTAGTTTTTCTGTAAAAATATCCATCTCTTGTTGAGATTTTATATCTTCACCTAACAGCACTTTTTCTATTAAACCGTTTTGAAATTGAATAACGTTAGGATCTTGTTGGAACTTTTTATCGACTTCAACTTTAAATTCTTGAGCTATTGTTTTTCCGTTTTCTAAAACTATTTCATTTGCATTAAAGCCATTTTTATTGTTATTTACAAAGTCATTAAAGTATCTTAACCAAATAGAATCGTTACCTATAAGTATATCGTAAGCCTGTTCTTTAGGAGGAAAGTCTCTTAATTTTCTTTTAGGTTGACCTGGCAGGTCTTTCAACTTATCATCATTAGCTTTAGTTATTAAACCTTGAAAGAAGTTCTGTTCTATACCATACCAATAGTCATCTACATTTTCCTCGATAGCTCTTTCAAATAAATATTTAGCTGTAAAACTTACAGGTAACGTGTGTTCTTCTATAGTCTTTTTACCCTCTAAATTTTGTTGCATAAATCTCCAAGGAGCTGCAACACGAATAAATTGAGACATGTTAGCACTAGTACTACTTAAAAATTGACCAATGTATTTAATGTTTTGAGGATCGTCAACTATCATATCTTGAAAAATCTCGAATACTTTCTTTAAACCTCTTAATTTACTATCAGCAAACTTAGTAAATTCTTTTTCTCCAAACTTAACTTTTTTGTTTTTACCGTTAGAATCTTTTACAATTATTTTTCCATCATTAACTCTTGTTGCAGCATTAATAATGTCTTGATCAAACTCTCCAAACTGCTCAACCGTTTTAATACTTTTATTAAAATCTTCTTTACCAAACCAAGCTAAAGCACCGCTTTCTAATGTTCGCCTTCCTCCACTAAAAAAACCAGCTTTAAAAAACTCTTTTGGTAATCTTTTTGCAAATTCTGTTAATACCCAGTTTTTATATTCTTCAAGATCATTTTCGTCTCGTAAATCTAAAGCTTCTACACCTTTATAAGCGTCAACTAAACCTCTCCACGTTCCTATTTCTTTAATTAGTTCTTCTCCTATTAATACTTCGTCACTAGTTTCTAAAACGTTTTTATTGTTTATTAATTTTTCAGCTTCTTTTTCTGCTGCTTTAGCAAACATAGTTTTAGCTTTACCTTCAAATACTTTTGATGGTACTGTTTTACCAGTGTCTTCAGCTTGTTCTCTTAAAGCTTGATTAGTAAGCATTCTGCCTGTTTGAGCTACAAGTGCTTTTATTTTAGAACTAGTATTTCTATCAGATATATTTGGCTGACCCGCAGGGGTAATACCAAACAACTCTAAAAACTCTTCTTTAGTTATGTCATTTCTTTTTGTTTGCTCTTGTAATCCAGCTTTACTACCGGTTTTTGCCATTACTGCTCTATCTCCTTTAGTATAAAAAGCATCTAACAAAACTTTTTGAACACCGGTAGATGTGCCAGATGGAGTAGATCCTTCAGGTAGCATTGCGATTAGCACGTCAGCATGCTTTGATATAAACTGCTGAGCATTTCTTACATCTGCTTTACTTAAGTTGCCAGGTTTAGGAGATATACCAAACATTTCCTGAGTCATTTCAGGTGTAAGATCTTTTAATGATTTAAAGTCTACAGTTTCAAGATCAATGTCTTTACCACGTTCTTTAACTTCTTCGGTTATCTCAATAGCATCGTTACCTAATCTTTCCTTAAGCTTAATCTGTTTAGTAGGTTTTTTCTCATCAACAGTAATTGTTTCAGTTTCTGCAGCAACACCTTTTGCTTGGTCGATGTCTTTATCAATACCTTGCTCTACGCTTTTAATACCTAGTCTTTTAGCTAGACTATTAGCTCTTAAATAACCTCTACTAGTAATAAACTTTTCTATATCTTGTTTCTGTTCAAACTCTTTAATAATCATAGTTTCAATATCTGAAACCATAGACTCTCTAAACGCTTGTCTAGTTACATTGTTCCTAGCATCTGGTGCTATAGGATCAAATAACCTTTTAGTTTGAGACTCAACAAAACTATCTATAGTAGGTTTAAGCTGATCTTTAAGTATTGATTCTTCTAACCTTCTTTGTTTAGCTGTAGGTACAGGTTCTTTACCAAACTTTGCAGCTATTTCTTCATTTTCTTTTATCTCTTGTTTTAACTCTAATATACTTTCTTCTACAGTTTTACTTTGTTCAGGAGATAACTTCTTTGAAGATTTACTTGTTGCGCTAACATCTTTATCAACATCTTCAGTCTTTTTACTAGAATCTATTTTTACTTCACCTCTTACTCCAAACTCTCTTATTCCTTTTAGAAAATTATATATAGACTCTCCATCAGTACTTTCTAATAACGGAGCTCCATCTTCTGCTACACCAAAAGTCGCCATTAAATCGTTAAACAATTTTAACAATTTTTGCCAGAAAGAAGGATCAGGTATAGAGTCCATTTGAATAAAATTCATAACCCATTCTTCATCAAAATCACTCTGAGTCATTGGAGTATACTCTCTTCCCTCTTCTTCAGCTAATTTTTTCTCTGCTTTATCTTGTTCAACATAGTCTTCATCTATTCTTTTATCTAATTTCTTAACTAAATCATTTTTTCCTTCCGCTAACAAATGATCTCTTAACGACTTTTTTAGTTCAGAAGCAAGTTCAGGATTAGACAACAACGCTTTCTCAAACAAGAAATGACCGACCTCATGATCAATAACGTCCAATGGATTTACTGGTTGTCTAATTAATACAGGTTTATTTATTATTATAAAGCTTTTAAACTTACCTGAAGGTGATTGAATAATTTGAGCTGGCTCATTTGGGTTCATTTTTCCAGCGGCATCTTCGCCATACTCTTTCTTTATTTTTTCTTTTAATCTTTCAAAACCTTTTTCACCTTCTTTCTTTGTAGTTTCTATAGTGAATATAGTAGCGCCTTTAACTTTTTGTAACTGCTTATTAAGTTTAGCTATATAGGAATCAATAGACTTTGATACTTTTTTAGTATCTTCTTTAAACGTTTCTTTTTCTATTTCTTGTCTTTCTTCTAAGGTTAAATCTTTACCTCTATTTTCTGGATCAGCAGCTAACTCTTCATTTTGTTTTTTAAGATCTTCTATTTGTTGTTTTTCAGCTTTTACTAATGTACCATTATACTTACTAATATAAGCTTCAAGAGCTTTTATTTTTTTAAGATTTAAAAATATTTTCTGCTTAGTATCTTCATCTAAGTTTGTAGGTATCTGTTCTATTAAATCTTGTATTTCTTTCAGCGAATTAACTTTTGCTTGTACATCAGCTAACGAAGCTCCTTTCATTAAGTCGTGAACCATTTGTATCTCAAAAGCTTGAACAGCAGCTGGGTCTTTTACAAAAGTCATTAATTTATTAAACTCTTTTGCGTTGATTTTTCTAAGTTTATTTTCTCTGTTTAAATCTACAACACCACCTATACTACCCATTAACCCACCTGTAGCAGCAGATATTTTAATAATTTCTATCATTTGATCTAGCAACTTAGGATTATTTAACAACCTAAATTGCGAATCAAATAAAGGCGAATCACCCTCTTCTTCATACACTGCTGTTAATATTTCTACAGCTGTTTTATTTACTCCTTCTTGAGCAACTTCTGTAATTGTTTCTACAAAAGCAGCTTCACCTCCTTGTTGAACTGCATAAGCTAATTTCTCTACCTGTACTCCTATTGCTTGTGCAAGTTCTTGACGGGTTTTTGGAAACCCACCTTTTCTATTTTTAATTTTTGATAGTATCCATGGAATAGCTCTTTTAGTAGTTGATTTAGGTAACATTTTTTGAAAACCAGCTCTTTCTAATAAACCACCTATTAATCCTGTAGAAAATATTGTAGCACCTTTAACTGGTGTAGGAATGTTTTGATTAATACCAATTATTTCTTCGTTTTGATAAGTCATCTCTCCTGTCATGGCTATAAACATGAGGTATGGGTTAAAACCAGATAGAACAAATTGAGCACCCATTCTAGTAACTTGCTCTCCAACTGCAGCAATTATACTGTCATCTACTAATCTTCTTATATATTCTTCTTCAGTGTCTGTAGCAAGCTCATTAGATAAAGCTTTTATGTTACCTCTTATTTCACGCATTGTGTCTTCCACAGCTTTAGACCCTTCGTCTGTCCATGCTGGTCCAAATAAACTTAAAAGTCTTAAAGCGGAAGTAGCTGCCCCACCTATTGATTGTACAGCTGTTTTTGTAGCTGTGTTACCTATAAAACCAGCTATTGTACCTTCGCCAGCAGGTTTGCCGGTATAAGGATCTATTCCTTGTTTTGTTGCTTTAATTAAATTAGCAACTAATTCTTGCTGAACTTTAACTAAATCATTTAAGTAAGCTTGTTTTATTTCAATCTTTTTAGTTAACTCTTCAACATCGTTTAAAAATGTATCAGTAGCTTCTTCTAGCTTTGGATTGTTTTCTAAAAAATCTGATAACCTAGAAACTGAATTAATAGGATCTTCAACTATAAGTTCAATTATTTCTACTAACTCAGTACTATATTTGTAATATAAGTCTTTAGCTTCTTTATTTGCTACGGCTATTTGATTTGCTATAACGTTAGCCCTTTGTTGTAGTTCTTTTACGTTAGCTATAGTTGGTTTATCATAAGATTCAAATGTAGACTTTCTACTATTAGCTTTTATAAAGTCATGGACATCTTTAGCTGTACTCTTCGCTTCTTTAATCCCTCCATCTAGATTAACTTCTAATTCCTCAGAACCAATTTTAAATATTAATTCATCTCCAACATCACCACCTTCTTCTACCGTAACTCCGTAATCACCATATATCTCTTGAAATATATCTTTAGCATTCTTTTCTCCTATATCTCCATTGATTATGTCTTTAGCAAGGTCAGTAGCTGCACCATTTTTATACAATATACTTACTGGAGCATCTTCGATTTTCTCCATTGGTCTTATATCATACTGTGTAGTAGGTTCTAATTTCTTTTCTCCGGTTCCTTCTATGGTAACTTCCGACTCTCCTATTAATCCTTTATCTATTAATATATTTTGAATTCTTTTACTATTAGTTTTATCTAAAGCTGATCTAGTTTCATCTTTAATTTCTTGTATTAACTCAGGATCTTCAAAATTTAGTATTTCAACATCCGGAAAACCCGTTAGTCCGCCTAGTATTTCTTCTCCCTCGTCAGTAGGATCAACGAAAGGAAGTACTAATTTATTTACTACTACTCCAGTACCATCCTGTCTCGTTAACAGAACGTCATATCTATCAGGTAGCTTCATAGTGCCACCACCTTTTTCTTCAACGTAAGCCGGTCTTAATCCAGTAGCAAGTGGATCAGCATAAGGAGTTGGTCTAAGTATGTCTACTTTCTTTTCTCTATTTTCATCTACTAAACTTATTCCTTCTATGTTGTAAACCTCGTCTTCTATAGCTATAGTGTTACCATCAACTTTAGCATCAGGGAATTCTTCTGATAACACTAAATCTAATTTGCTTTTTTGAAAATCACTTAATGCGGAAGAGTCCATCCATCCACCACCACTAAAACTACTTAAGCTTTGCTGTCTTTTTTTATACGCTTCTGAATCTTCTTTAGCTATTGTTCTTTTATCTTGTCTTTCTTGTTTAGCTTTTTCTCTGTCAGTTATTTTAGTTAACTTCTCTTGCGCTTTAGCAGAAGCTTGTGTGCCAGACCCAAATATAGACCAGTTTGGATTACCATCCTCGTTTATACTCCATTTACCTTTTCCCTCTAAAGTTAATTGTATTTTTTCTCCTACAGTAAAATTGTCCCACATAGTATTATATGATGTAGTACCTTTACGAGTGCTCTTAGCTTTTACACCTTTAACTGTATCTTCTAATACTTTTCTTTTTCTCTCCTTTCTACTTTTCTTTTTATCTTCAGTAGTTGGGTTATTAAATTGTAAACTTTTAAATGCTTGTGCCATAAAATTATTTATAATGTGTATCTAACATTAATTCAACTAATTCTTTTTGAGTATCCCAAGTGCTTGGATCTAATATTGCTTTTATATCTTTTAGTTTTGTAAACACGTTATTAGAATTGTCAGTTAACCATTGATCTGCTTGAGCTTGATCTGCAAAAGTTCCTGCACTTAAAGCTTGATCATAAACTTCTTGTGGTGTAAAATAAAATCTATTTTTACCACCAGGTCTACCAACGTTTAGAAGATCAATAACAGCTTCAATGTCATAAGAGGTCATAACACCGCTGTTATCAAAAATAACATTGCTATCATTTAAAACTTTATCTGTGTATTCATTTCTAAACTTAGCTTCATCTGGACGTTTATTTTTACTACCACCACCTGGCGCCGGTCTGCTAGCTGTTTTTCTAGTTTCTTTAATACCATATTTAGAAGCTAATGTAGGATCAAACATTCTTTCTATCATAATAGACTTAGCTACCTCTTGTTGTTTTTGTAGTATACTATTATTTTGTCCACTAAACCACAAAGCTGAACCACCGGTGTAGTTAACAGTAATTAAATCATCTCCACCACCTAGTTTTCCGTCTGGTCCGTATATTAATTCTGGCTGATTAGCTTCCGCCCATCTAACTAGTTGAGGCCAAACACTCTTCATTAAAGCGGCATCATCTAAAGCGCCACTCATGTCTGAAGTATAAGCAGTTTGTTTTAACGTTTCGTTTAGTTCATCGTAGTCTAAAGTTGTTACAATTTGATTACCAGTTTTTTGAGCTATTTTTAACCCTTTGTCGTAATCTATTATATCTTTCCAACCTTCAGTCCCACTTTTTCTATCACCATTAACATATGTCATCATTACTTTATCAATATCTCCGTTAATATCAAACAGTAATTCTCCAGTTTCAGAGTATTTAACTAATTCATCATTATTGATATCACTTCCATTTAACGACCATATCAACTGCCCATTCTCCTCTCTTAAGTCAAAATTATCTCCATTGTTTTTAGCAATGTCATTCATAATTTCTAATCCTAAATTCCAACTTGTATCATAGTTTATTGCTCCAGCGCCATTATTGCTTACTGAATTAGCGGACATGTAAGGATTCATATTAGCTGTAATAACACCTTGTGTTTTAGCGATTTCCTCTGGGTAGTTTAACAGCAAAGACATTCTATCTAAATCATCTTTATCAGTACTTCCATATAGATCATAATATTCATCTCCCCATTCTCTTAGTTGACGTGTCATTTCTTTGCTAAAACCTTTTTTAGGTTTAGCGCTGCTAACAGCCTTCTGCCATTCACGGTGTCCTTTAAGTTTGTCTATCTCTGCTTCTTCCTGTAGCTTTTTATTTTTAACTTGATTGTCAGTATTTTGATTATTCAAGTCTTTAAATAAACTGTTAACCTTATCATCAAAGCTTTTTATAGCTTCATTTATTGCTCCGCTAGAGGGATCTATTATCTGTCCTGGTTGTCTATATGTTCCCATTGTCTATAAGTTAAGGTTATTCGTATTGTCCAGTAGCGGGATTGTATATAGCACCTGGAGCTACAGAATAAGTAGAGCCAGAAGGATCCATTCCACCAGTAGTTCCTGTTGGAGCATCTCCATAACCCCACATCCCCTCACCTGTTGGAGGTGTAACACCAGAACTTGACGACCCTCCAAAAGAAGATCCTAAATTCATAACTTGTCCTGGTATATTACCTATAGCTGACCACATTTGGCTTCGTTCGTAATTCTGTTGAGCTTCAGCTTTATCAGTTAATGCTTGAGCTCTATCCATATCTACAGCAGTTCTAGCGTCTTGAGTAGCGAATCTCCATTGTTCACCTGCAGCTTTTTGCTGTTGAACAGTCATAGCCCCTTGAGCTCTTAATCTAGCATTACTAACTTCTTGTTGTTCTATACTAGCTGATATATTTCTTTTACTTTGTAAAGCAGCTTGAGCTAATGCGGTTGCTCCACCAGCACCAGCACCAGTTGCTCTTAAAGTGTCTAACGTATTTGCCAAAGCAATATCTGCTTCTTCAGCTTGAAACTCTGCAGCTTGAGTTGCAACACTTAAATTAGCATATTGATTGCTTACGTTTTCATAAGGATTTTTTATAGCCTCTCTAGACGCTTTTAAGTTAGCTACTGCTTTCTGCTGAAACTCCATATCTGATTTAGCTTCCTTAGCTTTTTTGCCAGAAGATATTGCGTTAGCAGTACTTGCGGCAATCGATGCTATTCCTCCTACCGCTGCGATAGTTGTTAATGCTGCCATATTAATTATTTAAAGTTTTTATCATTTCAAAGGACGGATTTTTATCAACATGCCATCCCATTTTCTCATGCGTATTTATTAATTTCTTTGTTCTACCTATTGAAAACATGTATTCATAACCTAAACTTTTACAAACGTTTTCACATCCATCAATCAGCAGCTCTATCGCTGACTGTCTGTCATCTTCACGGTAATCTGGATCTGATACTATCCATTCTAATAAAGCTCCCTTAGAGTTCGTTAAATAAACAAACCCTGCTACTATAGGTTTATCACCTTTTTCTACTATAAATCCTCCAGTGCCATCTTCTGGATAATAACTTTTAGGCATTACCTCCCAATCTGGCCATTGCTTCCACCACGAAGCTAATGTATCAAAGTCTTTGTCTGTAAGTCTACGTATATTTAATTCCATTTAATTTAATATGAAGATGTCACAAATTTAGATCCAACTGAAAATAATTCTTTCATTCCACCTAAATCAGTTGTGGCATCTGTTGATAATTTAACTGTAGCAAAATAACCTTTAATTCCACTAGAAGCTGCGCCAAATATAATTTCACCTGGTCTTGCAGCACTAGAGTTAATTAAGTTGGCTACATATCTATTTTCTTTCCTATCAAAACCTGCTCTGTTAGGTATTCCATTTTCAGTATATAAACCTTCGGAATAACTTTTTACAGTTGCTGTAGTATCTTGATACTCTTGATTTAACGAATTAACAAAATCTGTGCCTTCAAACCCAGACTTAAATTCATCAACCTCCCATCCATTACTTCCTTCATACGAAACTGTTTGGAAGTTCTTCATTATTGATACGTTAGGGTTGAATACTAAAGTAACATTTGAATCGTTACGCACACTATAAAAAACACCTCTCGTATTTTGAGTTATTTCATCGTAGTGCTGATATACGTTTGAATCAATAAATGAATAGAAACTATTTTTTAGGCTATCCATGAAAATAGGTTTGTAACTATAAAAACTAGTCCAACCTAAAACAGACTCATCAAATGACAATGTATTGTAAGTAGAAGATTCGGTTGATAACCATCTAGGTTTTGACTGTAAAGATAGTGTATAATTGTAGCTGTGATTATCCCAAGCACCAGGTATATGAGATTTATATTCATAACCAAAATACAATTCTGTTATGTTTAAAGATGGATCATTCCAGAACAAACCACTATTAGTATCTACACCTTCACCAGGGACAGTAAATCTCCATACACCGCCACCTAAATCGGTTATTGAATCAAAGTAAACAGGTTGTTGAAAGTTACCAGGAGTGCCAGTAGCTACTTCAACAGGTCCTAAATTACCGTTTGTTAATAAATAAGGTGTAGCACCTATAGGTATATTAGGATAACTGTCTGATAATATACTTATAGAGTTTCCACTAGGAGATCCAGTAACGGGAAAAGATATTAAACCTAAAGTCCAATCATTGGGTACAGTTCTTAAATAATCTCTAAAATAATCCCTCATTCCGTATTGAGAAATTTCTGTTATACCATCTCTAGATAATCTTAATATAACACCTCTGTATCTATCACAAAAATACTTTCTATAACCAAAAATAGCAAAAGATTCTGGATTGTCACTTATACCATATTCACCTAAATATGGAACAATTTGCCCTATAACAGCGCCCATTAATTGAGTGGCAGTACCACTTTCAGTAGTATATATAGTATCTTTATCTATTAAAGCTCTGTTAACTTTGTTTTCTTGAAATATTATTAAGTTAGTATCTTCTGTGTATAATTTTTGAATTGATCCTTGAGCTGGATCTAAACTTCTAGTTATATCTACACCGGTTGAAAATTGATTAGTCTCGTTTATACCTGTTCTAGAATTAAAAATACCTGAGTATATTAAAGAACTTTTTCTATGTACTTGTTTGCTCTCTGGATCTACTAAGTAAGCCCTAGCTCCAAGATCTACTGACATGTTATTATATCCTCCTCTAATTCTACTTTCTTCTACAAACCAGTTCTGTGCAAATGGAATTACTGGAGTAGAAGTAGTTCCAGCAAATTCACCAGGTGTGGCCCCAGTCCCATATGGAAAAACAGGAAATGCATTTGCTAGTACTTTATCAAAAGGATTCCATGGAAGCCCAGGCCATGTGGATGACTTTACATCGGTGCTTCCACCATAGTTCTTTGTAGCTTTCTTTAACCAGAAGGAATTAAAATATTTTATATCTATACCGTACGCCATAATTAAATTATCACTTATTTTAAAATATTATTACTAAGTTACTTTAACAGTAATAACACTTGATGTTATAGAAGATCCTCCACCATCTGTAACTTTCAAGGACACAGAGTAAGTTCCTGCAGGTATAGTAGAAGTAGTCATAAGTTGAACAGTACCTTCTGTTGTTTGTGGTCCTAGTGTAAAATAACTTACCGGTGTTGTTCCTAACGCTTGTGAAGCTATATCAAAAGTTAATTCTTTTTTGTTTAAAGAAGTATTAGCACTTCCATTAGTAGCAGAAACATTTGTAACTACTCCTCCAGCTGTAGTCAAACTAAATGTTGTTCCAAGTCCAACGAAAGTTGGAGGACTGTTAAGCAAGCTTATAGGTCCTATACTTTTATAACTAACAATAGTGGAAGCTGCTTCAGTTATCTTCATGTAAAAAGTAAACTTATTTAAATCGTTGTCTGCCCAATGTAAGAAGTTATAATTAGTGTTTATTCTAAACTGAGAGGGAGGTCCGGCTGTATGCTCTGTTAAAGTAAATCTACTAGTAACATCATTACCTTTTCCATCTAAAACTTCAACAATAGACATATCACAGTTTAAAGCTGTTTTAACACCACCTGTATTATTAACAGCAACAAAATCACCACTATTAGTACCTGTCACTTGATAACCAACTGATTGTGCTTCTACAAAACCAGAAGGTGAACCAGTTACGTTTAAAGGAACAATGTCAGTGCTGTAATTAGTAACAGTAGTACCTCCAGTTAAACCACCCCAACCAGTACATATTTCTGTTGTGTTAGCTAGTATATCAGTATTTAAACTTGATACATCTCCAGATGTAGAAGTTTCCCAATACAAATCTATATTAGAATTAACAGGTTTAGTTTCGTACACTGCCAGTGTAGGTCCCATTCCGTCTACAGCTGTTTTTCCCCATTCAGTATTTTGAGTTCTAATCTTTCCGAGCAGTGGATTTGATTTACTATCGTAAAACTGTGGATCAGGTTCAGCAACAGTTACTTTAAAAGTGGCAGTTTCAAATGGTGCTGTTTGAGCTGGGTAAGTCATTTGCACAATGTCTCCATTTTTATAGCCAGACCCTCCATTTGTAATACTTACAGATGTTACAACTCCACCTACATCAGTTAGCGCAACGTTCAAACCTGTGCCAGATCCGCCTCCAAGAGTTTGTGGTGAAGGAACTGGTGATGTATATATGCCACCTCCACTTATTATCTCTATACCACTAACTGTTCCGCTTCCATTAATTAAGTCTAAATCTCTACCTGTTCCTATAGTAACTATATCTTCAGGTATTAAATTTTTACCTACAACATATGGATATGCTTGTCTCGTGTTTAAATTAGTAGTCCAGTTATAAACTCTAGGATAAAGCTCGACACTTGCGTTTTCGAATCTAGCTAACTCATCTTCTCTTTCTTTAATTCTTTTTTCTGCCTCTTCAACTAGCTGATTATAATTTGTTAAAATATTTGTAAGAGATTCAGCACTTTGTACGTTACCTCCCATTTGAGCTAACACATATTCTTGAAAATTAGGCTTTTCTGGTTTATTACCGCTTCTAAATAAAGCTTGTTCTGGTCCAACAGTTTTTAAATCTCTTGGAACTTTATTTATGTTGTCGCTGTGTAGCACCATGTAAGATATTGGGTTATCTTGTCCTGGCAATGTACCTGCTACACTTGGGTTGTTAGGGTTGGTAGATCCAACTAATACTCCTGGAAAATATATATTGTAATATTCTTGTTCCTTCTGTTTAACAACAACTTTATAGCTATACCAACCTGTTGGATTAGATTCACTCCACAAACCTGGATAGCCTTCATCGGCAATACTTGATGGTATAACATCATAAAAAATCATTCTTAAACAGTCTCCAGGCCAAGTGTCTGTAGCTGAATACAAGTTACCAGCTGATATAGAATCTCCATCCGAAAAAGAACTTTGTTTGTAATTGTGAAAAATTGTAGAAGCTTTACCATTAGCTTGAGAGGTAGGTATAGGAACAGATTGCCTACCATATAGATCAGATAAAACAATAGCAGTATCATATGATCTGTTTTGCTTTAATGTATGATTTTGATATTCTTTTCTTATTGGAGAAGTTATAGCACTAGGGTTTGCTGTACCATCACCTTGTAAAGCTCCTTTTACAGCAACAGAGGTTTGATAGTTTAAAGTTTTAGGAGGAGTTCCTTTATCTATATAGTTACCATAAATAACTCTGTTACCTGAAACCTCTTGACTAGCTGCTCTTAATGGCACTCTATCTGAAACTCTTACTATCTCGTCATTAGGTAGAACCTTGTATGGTTTTTGCGAGTTGTAAATATATGGCAACCTATGAAGATTTAAAGCAGTCGTAGTTGCGCTAGTAAAATCTTCTTTACTTATTTTGTCTATTAAATACAAAGCTAAACCATTAGCTTCTTTATATATAATTTGTATTTCTTTAATTTTAAAAACAGCGTCAGCGTCACTCCATAAACCACTAGTAACTCCATTTGTTGGTGGAGGTATCATTAAAGTTATTTGATTAACTTTATTTCTCATAAACCTAACTTCAGTATCTTTGTAAGCAACGTCAACATCTTCTTGATCAGGAACCCCAGAGGCTTGGTTTTTCTTTGCTAAGAAATAACCGTCCTGTTCAGGCACAAAACATATTTGAGTAAATGGAGCCAATAAAGAGTATTCATTGTCTTCAAACTTAAACCTATAGCTAAATCTAACAAATTTTTCTTTTAAAAAATCTGCATCACCTTCCCAATTAGCACCTAACTCTGATGGGCCAAAAGGATTATTAGTAGCGTTATCTGGCAGTAAATTACTAGTCATATCCCTCATTGTACTGAAATAATCAGTATAATCATCTCCACCTACAGTAAGTGTTTCATTCTTTATAAGAACTGCCGCGGTGTTTGGGTAATACTTTGCAACTGAAATTTGATGTTCTAAAGTGTAATAAGTAGAGTCGTTTAAAGCAGAAGTAATATTTATTTTTCTAGGTTGGTTCCTATTATCTGTCCAGAATAGTAAATTTTCAAGAAGATTTACTCCAGTTATAATATGCGTTTTAGAAAAATTTAAAAAAGCTCCTTCTACTAAAATATTGTATGTAGTACTGTTGATGTTGTATACACCAATAGCACACTTAACATTAGAAAAACTCCCATCATTAGTATGTACACTTAGCCTATCTGCTGAAGTATCTATAAAGTTTGTTAAAAAAACAAAGACTCTATCATTATCTAAATCTGTGTATTTGCCTATAATATCTATCTGATCATTAACACTATATCCAAAATCAGTAACAGATATATTTCCCAACACGTTTTCTAAAGCACCAACATCAGCATCTTCAGACCTTGAAACTGCTACATTCTGCGCATCTCTATATTCTTGATTGTGTATTAACCTGTCATCTAAGTCTTTATTCATTTTAGACTTAATGAAAGTATTTTTTGCTTCTGCCATTTAATTAATGTTTAATCCATTTAGACTTACCTCTCATAATTTGTACGAACTCATCTAACTTAATATTAGATAATCTAATCTTAGCATTTCTTAAAGCTGCTCTTCTATCTTTTTTAAATCTTGCTACAGTATACTCTTGAACACCAGTTCTTCCTGCTAAAATTGAATAAGCTATATGCATATACATTGCTTCCTCTGCCATTTTAGGAACTTTAGTATCTCCTTCGTAAGCTAATCCGTCTGATATGTACTCTAGCAGTATTAATCTACCACTTAAGTTACTACTAAAAGAAAACTTATTTTCTCTTTCATTAATCGTAAACCAACCATTTGTCTGAGAAGTAGCAGGGTTTAACCCATATCTTTGGCCATAAGCAAGCTTTTGCCAACTCCAATCATATACTCCAGCATTGTATTGATCGGTGTTATAGGCTCCAGATAGTTTATAGTCAGAAGCTTCAGACCAACGCTTTTCAGTTAACGAAGTTCCTTGTAAGTTACTACCAAAGTTGTCTTGAGTAGGAACTCCTTCATTATCTTGAATAGGTATGCTAGTTGGATTACTAGTTAGTTGTGTAGGATATATTATATGTTTAACGCCTAATTCATCAACCCAAGACATTTTAACATAGTTAACGTAATCTTGTGGTATGATTAAAGACAAACTTGGAGGTATAACTAATTCCTGTGACTTTATACTTCTTAATGTATCATAGCTAAACTCTTGTAATCCTCTTTTAGCGTGAAACATTACATCTGTTCTAGCCGCTTTTGGTATTAACTTACCTGCTCCAACGTAGGCAATTAAAAAGTTAGTAACTATATCGTTTATCGTTACATAAGCATACCCACCATAATTATTTTGAACAGCACTTGTAGATAATTCTACTTTAACATACACATTAGCAGGTATTGCTGCTGTTATAGTTATTAAACTATTTATATTAGGACCTACAGGTGTTGTTGACACCGCGTAAGCTAATATGTATTCAACCCAAGAGCCAGATGTACCAGTAGCAGAAGTATATATTTTAAAATTATTTAACGCATACTCGTTAACTGTAGGATCCCAACTAGTAGCACTACCTAAAGATAATGGAGTGTTAAAGGTAAAAGTAAAAGTTTGTCCAGCACTACCTAACGCATCCGCTTGAAGTATTTGTGTGCCTGCGTAATATTGTTCGTTTGTTTCTCTTATTGCTCCCATATTTTATTAACTTTTTTCTAGTGCTTCATCTTGAGCTATCATTTGAGCTGCGCTTTGTATTATCTGTGGATCTCTAATCACAACACCGCAGTACATTAATATATTCATTATTATATTAGTTTGTTCAGAAGGATGTAACTCAAATTGAGTTGAACCATAAGTACTACCTGAGTTGAAGTCTGCAGCAGTTAAAGTAATATCTAAATCACTAGTTGGTGCACCTGTAAAAGCCCCTTGATCTACTTTTAAAACATCACCAACATTGTATCCTGATCCAGGCGTGGTTACAGTAACCGATGTCACAGTTCCACTACTGACTACAGCTGACAATACAGCACCAGTACCACCAACTGGAGCAACTGTTGTTGCTAAATTAGTTTTAACTCCATCAGGAGCAACACCTGTAGGATTTGTTAATATAGAACTTAATGACCCTCCATTATTTAGCAGATTAGCTCCATAAATAGTGCTATCATAAACGTATTGTCCTAAACTTCCAACATAATAACCCCATCTAGGATCGATAGGAGCTTTAACATAATAAGCTATCACGCCTGAGGTTATGCTACTTGGATAAATAAAAGCTTTACTAGGAGCAGCTGAAGGTGATTCAGTACCCTCTAAAATGTATAAAGGATTAGATGTAGTTGGAGTTGTTAATGAAGACTTATTTACTAATAGATATTTTCTTCTATCAATTTTTTGTATTTCTTTTTCTCTATAAGCCAATATACCTAACCGATGAACATCAGTAGGTAAAGAAAAGTGAGGGTTAGAGTAAGTACAATTGCCAAACTTTTTAAAAACGTCAATTTTTTCTTCTAAGTTTTTAACTCTGTCAGCGTACTCGTCACTGTTTTGAGGCACACGTAATTGTTGGTTAAGTTCGTCAAAGTACTGTTCGAATATTTCTCTTTGTACTTGAATTCCTAACTTGTTAAATTCATCTGGAGTAACATATCCTCTTTGCTCTTTGTTGAGAATATACAACACTGTTTTATAAACTATATTTACGTTTACCATATTAATATTTTTTAAAAAAAAAGGATGGCGGTTAAGCCACCCTTTTATAATTACATGTTAAGAGAGTTTTTTCTCTATAGACTTGTAAACTTCTAAACCTTCATCAGTCTTAAACCACGCGGCCATAGCTGAGTATGGATTTTCATCAAACGGAACAGTCATTAATTTACGACCATTAGTTGCCCATTTAAAAGTTCTTTGATCACTAGACAACTTAACAATATTTGCTTCTACAGATTTAATAGCAAAATTTCTAAGTATAACATTCTCATCTTGAGCTAAATTAATAAATAAAGCTGGGTTTCTTTTTGCAAGCAATATACCATCTCTTTTTATTTCTTTAGATGTCAAGTTGGAAACACTAGACCCTTGTTCAACTCTAAGTATTGCTTCTAGTTGTTCAATGTCAATGGCCCTAGCTAAACCTACAGCATCATCTTCTAGCTCCAAGTATTCTAATTCATCAACTGCTTCTACCTGTCTATCTAATTCTTTAAATATAACACCGTTGTGAGGATGTATACTTAAAAACTCTTGCAAGCTTCTTTTGTTTTTAGGAACATGCAAAACTCCATCTGCAAAAACAATGTGTCTTAATGTAGCACTTCCTTTTTGCTCATCAACAAATATAGACTTTTGATTAGTAGCATACCTTAATTCTCTTTCGTAACCAAGTTCTGGGTCAAACCAGACTAATGGGTACTTGCGAGTATGTCTACTTGGTATTGTATAAGACAAAGGAGATTTTCCATCGCTTAAATAATAATTTCTATCTTTGTATTCCCAAGTATCTTTTACTTGAGTAGTTTTTTCTTTTGTTTTTTCCATGATATAATATAATATAATAATAATTAAAAAGACCCCGCCTAAGCGGGATCATTATTTTAAAGACTAAGTTAACTTAACAGAACTAACAGAAACTCCAGTAGGAAGTCCTGTTAAAGTAATGTCTTGTTGAGGTCTTTGACAAGCTTTAACCATTGCTTTATCAAAAGCAACAGTTACCGCTGTGGCATTGGTTGGAGATCCACCAGTTAAAGTGATCGTCCATAGTCTTTCGTGATCTGATTCTATTTGAGGAATATAAACTTTATTAAAAGAATCTAAAAGTGCAGGTTTCAACACGCTGGTCCATTGACCTGCAAGTGGACGCATAATGTAACCTTCAGTTTCATCTCCTAATAAATCTTCTTCAATAACTGTTAATGTAATGCTTCCTGTAAAGTTAGCACCGCCAGATTGAGTTATAGTTAACACATCCCCTACTTTATAACCTGTACCAGCGGTAAAAGTTAAAGTAGTAGCAGCAGTCGTACCACCAGTAATTGTAACAGTAGCTTTAGCACCTGTTCCAGATCCACCAACAGCGTCCAGTGATGGAGTACCATTAGCTACCCATACCATTGCTGATATGTCTAGTTGTGTATCTGTAGCAGCTGGTCCGATTGCTCCTGCAATAAACGCTCCACTAAGTGGAACTTTAATACCATTTTGCATAATATATATTTTTAAAGTTTAACTTGGTTGAGCTGTGTTACTAGGTACAGCAAGTGGAACACCACTGTCTAAATAAGCGCCTACTCCAACCACATCTGATGCATTAATAATACCACCTTGATTTTTATTGATACGTCTTACGAGTATCTCTAAATCATTAGCTTGTTTTTGCGTAATTGCCGAAGCAAATTTTGCAACAACAGCCCAAACATTTGTGCCAGCAGCTGACGCCACATTGTAATAAAATATAACATCTGCATCTGTAGGATCGTTTGCAGCAAGTCCTACTCTATACACGTTTTCAACATTTAAGTGAATGCTGTTGTCAGCATCCAATTCGAATTTCATAAAGTTTGCCATAATTTTTTATTATTTAAAGGTTAATAAAGAGAGTGACCTAAGCCACTCTCACTATATAATATTAAACCGCTTTGAATAACACAAAGTTATTAGCTGCTTGAGTTACTAAACATCTTTCAGTTAAGAAGTGTACAGACATTGCATCAACACCTGAAGTGTAAGCTCCACCAACTGAACCAGTAATCCAGTTTTTGTATCTTCTATCTTCAGTTTCAGAAGCTCTATATCTTACGTGTAAGAATGGACGTCTGATGTTAGCACCTAACATTTGATCGTATACTGTTGAAGTTCCAGCAGGAATCAAAACACCATCAATTGCTTTAGATAAACCTCTAGTAGAAGCATCGTTTAGATATTTCCAATCAGTTTTGTAAAAGTCATAAGAACCTCTTCTAAAACCAGAAAATCCAAAGTTTAATGCCATGTCTTCTTCATTGTCAAAAAGACCGTAAGAAGCAGAAGCAGTTGAAGCATAACCTCCACCAGCCATAGCTGCGATCATATCATCAAAATCAAGAGCTGTTTCTCTCTGTAAGAAAAGCATGTTTTCTTCAATAGCGCCTTGTTTATCTAGGTTTTTAAGAATTTCATCGAAATCACCCATAGCACCAGCTCCAGGAGCAGCAGCACCAGCAAAACCTTGATATACGTTACCTCTAGCTTCAATAGCTTTAAATAAACCTTGAGTACCTTTAAGGTTAACGCTTGTTTGATTAGGCATAGCAACTGTGTGACCAGCTAATTCACCTTCAACCAAAGCCATTTCCATGTAATCTTCAAATCTTAATCTAGTTTCAGATTCAGCTTTTAAATACCAAAGATATCCAGATGTTCCATCTTCAGTAGCAACTTCAACCCATCCTATTTGAGCAGCATCAGAACCATTAACTTGGTACTTATCTCTAATAATAATTGGTGAGTTATTGAACTCTGTAAAACCAGGTTCGATAGAAGCCATAGAAGCGTCATCAGATCCTTTGCCAAATTCTGAGCCGTAAACAAACAAGTTAACATCATTAGCAGTTGTTAACGCTTGTAAAGCGGCTGGAAAAGCAACAGCAGCATAAGGAACTACAACTATTTCAGCTACAGTAGCTGGAGCAGTTGGTTGTGTCACTGTTGATACAATTGCTTTAGAAGTAATCAAACCAGTAGCATTATCTGCTATTAAAATGGTTTGGTTTGCTTTTATAGCTACAGTGTTGTTACCTCTACCACTAGTAGTTGGGTTAGCGTTAGCCAACTCAATTTGAATAGTGTTAGTAGGTGCAGCACCTTTTACGTTACATTCATTATATGATACATGTAACCTATTTTGTTCAGTCCAAATTACTTGATCAGAAGTCATTGGCATTTCAGCGCCAACCATTCTTAAGAATCCAGATAGTGTTCTATTTCCATATCTCTCTACTTCTTGTTCGTAAAGTTCAGGTAAATATTGTTGTGCCCAGTCAGAAGATCCATCAGCAAAATTTAGATAATTGTTATCTAAAGCTTGTTTCTTTTGAGCTGGTATTAAGCTTGCAGGAAAACTCCCGCTTGTTGCAAATCCCATAATTTTTAATTTTTGTTATTTATAGTTTTCTTTTTTTAATTTTTAACTTAGAACTATCTACACCGTTCACTGCTTTTACTTTTAATCCGTTTATAAATACATCAGATGGAGCGGATTGTCTTGCTTCACCTCCTATATTTTTAGATTTTGCGTTTATATTTTTAATAGCATCAGCTTTGCCTTGCTCGTAAAAATGTTTAGCAATAGTATCCGCGTTGCGCGCAGCGTACATAGCTTTATGATAACTTCTGTGATCTTTAACACTACCATCTTCATCTAAGAACGTCTTAACCCAATTGGAAATGTTTGATTGAGCATCAGCAACTTCATTAGGATTATTAATTCCATATCTAAATTTTTTCTCGCCAACGTTAAATTCAAAACCTTTGAATTCGTTAGTGAACATTTGTTTAGTTGTAGATTTAAAATCCTCGTGTTGTTGTTTAGCTATTTCTTGTTCTTTGTTATATCGGTTGAAAAAGTCCATTGCTTTTTGTTGGTCTTGAGTGGTACCAGGTCTCAACTTGATTTCCTCGTAATATTCACTCTTAAGATTATCTAAAAAACCTTTTGCTTTCGCAACCTCTTCTTTAATCGCAAGTTTTTTCCTGCGAATTTCTTTTTCTTCATCATAACTTTCATCATATGAAAATTTATCTTCTAGTTGAAGTTCAATTTCATCTGCTGTTAAGTATGGTTTATTTTTCTTGTAATATTCTTTTAATAAAGCTTCGTCACTAACTCCAGAATAGTCAGCATTTAACCTAACATAGTCTTCAATAGTGCCGCCAGTATCATTCATAAACTTTGTTAGTTTTTCAATATTTTCCGGCAAAGTTTTATGGCTATGTACTTCAGCTTTAGGTGTAGAAGCTACTTGAGGTTCTACTTCCTTTTCTTGTTCACCAATTTTTATTTCTTCTATAGGCGACCCACTCTCTTCTTCGACTTTCTCTTTTTTAACAGGTGGCACTTCTGGTGTGGATGTTCTCGCATCCATTTCTTGTACATTGCCGGTTTGTTTATTTTCATCCAGTAACACTGGTTCTGACTTTGGAACGGCATCTTCTTCTTTTTTAGTTTCTTTGCTTGTTAAATCTAATTTAACTGTTTCATTTTTTTTAGAAGTTAATTTTCTAGGTTTTTTCTTTTTCATTTTGAAATCACCTTCTTGTTCAACCCCTAATGTTGTTGGTTCTTTTGACATAATATAATATAATAATTAATGTTTACTTAGGATCAAATTGTCCTAAGTTTATTCCACCCAAAACATCATTACCTGTAGATTCAAAATCTATTGGTCCTGAGTCGTTTTGTCTTTGGTTTGTTATCTCACTTTGTTGAGTAGCTTCCATTTTAACTCTTCTGTCTTTCCTATCTTCTCTATTAGTTTCTCTTGATTCTATCTCTCTTTCTTTAGTAGTAGCTAATTGCATGTTATATTTGAACTCTTGCTGCATTAACTTTTCCTTAATCATTGCTTCTTGCTCTAACTTGTTTATTTCAAATTCGCTTTTAGCTTTTTCTAAAGAAATTTTTTGCTCTGTTAATACTTGTTGTTTTTGAGTTTCAGCTAAAGCTGTTGCTTCAGCGGCTTGAGCATTAGCTTGGGCTTGAGCTTGAATATTTGCTTGCTGAGCTTGTTGATCAGCTTGCTGCTTTTCTTTTCTTTTAAGTTTTAATAATTGATTAGCTAGTTTTAAATTGTTTACTTGCCTAACATCAATAGCATCTTCTAAGTTTATAGACTGTTGCTGAAGAGCCATTTGAATATTTTGTTCGAGTTGTGCTTTTTCTTCATCATCTGGCTCTAACTCTAAGAATATTCCAAAGTCATACAAATGTATTTCACTTAACTCAGCTAACGTCCCAACATTGTAAGAACTAATACTGTTTATTAAAGCTTCTCTTGTTAAGTCAAACTCTATAGCATCAGATATTCTTAAAGAAACATTTTCACACATCATAGCTGTTAAGTACAAACTTCCTTGAAGAATATGCCTAGTTGCTACATTAGAATTAGCAGCGGCTAACTTTTGTAACCCTACTAAAGCGTTTTTATCTGGCATACTTCCATCTCTTGCTTCATTTAGACCGGTAACATCTCTTATCATTTGTAGATAATATTGATAAGTTTGAATCAACGATGCTATTTTAGCTTGTGCGCCAGAGGTTTGTAATTCTTGTATAGGAACTTTGCCAGGGTTAATATCTCCGTCTTGAGTAAAAGATCTACCAACTACACTACCAGTTTGAAAGTACATGTTCAATGCTTCAGCTGGGTTATAGCTAGTTCCATTTCCTAAATCAATTTCACCTAATCCATCAACGTCTAAGAATACACCATCTGGAACCATTCGAGAAAGAACTTGTTGTAACTTTAAAGAAGTTAAGTTTATCATGTCTGCAAAACCCATAGTTTTACTAACTATAGATTCTATTTTTCCTCTATAGATTCTTGGGGCACAAATAGCGTAGTTCATATTAACTTTGACCAAGTTAGATTTTGGTCTTACCATGTTTTTAGCTAACTCCCACTTTAACATTTTCTCATGTCCAAGTATTTTAGCACCCGAATAAAGCACTTCTATTGACCTTGATGTTGTATCAAAATTATCGTTAGGCTCAGGGTTAAAAGTATCTGGTTTTTCCAAAGCTTTTTCTAACCCTTGAGAAGTGTGTTTAATTTTAAATACTTGATTAGTGTATGTTTTATATTCAAAATATAATACTTGTACTGTATTATTGTCTTTTCTTCCGTTCCAGTTTCTAGTATAATTTTCATTACCAGTGTATTTTTGAATCTCTTCTAAATCTGTTTCTGTTAAATATGGAAACTCTTTTTTTAATTCTGGAATACTTATACCTTTAACTTCACCAACATACCATACGTCTTCAAAATTAGGATCTTCAGTATACGAGTACACTAGATTAGCTGGATCTACATAATCTATAGTAACACTTTCTGATCTATTAAATCCAGTTTTAACTGCACCAATACCTAGAACTGTTAAATCATAATCCATTCTTCTTTTAGTTAGATCATATTTGTTTCTAGCCATAGTGTTAGTAATTGCTTCTTCCTCTGCTATTTCAATAGACTGCTTATAATCTAGTTGCATATGAATAGACAATTCTTGTTCACTTTCAGGTACCTGTTCTCTGTTTTGAGCATTTGAAATATCTATACCTAAACTTTGCTTCACTGCATCTAGATATGCTCTAGTAGCTATATCTCTGTGAATAGCTTCTGCATATTGAGTTCTAGCTTTTTGAGATGCTGGATCTTGTGCGTATGCTTTAACATCGTAAACTCTTTGTGACATTCCATTTACTATTATGTCTACAAACTTGGAAAGTACTGGTATAGGTTTCCAATCTAAGTTTAAATAAGACAAATCTCCGTTTATAGATAATTCATCTTTATATTTTTGAATAGACTGCTCCCCTCTTGCGTATAACCTTAAGTTGTGGTAATTGTTATAATTATTTATATACCTATTGTTTCTTGCGTATCCAAACCATTCTCCTTCAATTGCACGTCCTACTTTAAGACCATAATCCCAAGTTTCTTTTTCTACATCAGGTACAACCTGATCTGGAAACGTACTATTACTATCAGTATAAATCATTCTTATTTTATTATTTTTGAAATTGATCCTTTATTGTCATACCTCTTAATACCTAAATTAATATGTTTGGTTTTTCTATCTGCAGTAGGCTTATACTTATTTCTATTACAAGCCATTATTGCTAACCCAGAACTTATAGAAGCATCATGTTTGGTTCTTTTGTTTATATCAAATTTTGCCCAATCCTCTAACGTTCTTTGAAAATACATATTTCCCGCCTCTTCTCCATTTAACCCTACATAATCATTTATGTAAGATTCTATAGCGGCGGCGTGTGATTGTTTTATGTCTTCACTTGAATTAGGTATACCCCCTATTTCTTTTTCTGCTACCGACAACTTGTTCCATATTTTATCCGGTCTATTCATTGAAAAACCTCTATAACCTCTTCTTTTCAAATAATACAATAACCTAGGTTTATTGTTTTCAGCTAATATAGGCATACCGTAAAAAACTAAAGCCATAAGTATTTCTTCAAAAAATATATCCGCTGTTTGAGGTCTAGATATATATTCTAAAAAAAAGTGATTTGGAGGGGTGTCTTCCATGCTAAATTTAGTTAACCCGTGAAAAGCTCCATTAGAACCTCTTCCATCTACAGTTCCACTAATATCATAACTATCACAACCAAACGCACCAACGTGTTCGTTTCCAGGATACTTAACTCCATTTTTTAATATCACACTATTTTGAAGATTTTTAGGTGGTACCCATGATATATTAAATCTACCACTAGAATTAGGTACAAATATTACTTTAGTATCTTTTATTCCATTTTCCCATTGAAAACCACCTTGAGTGACGTTAGCTTTGTTGTTTAAAGATTCATTATAATCTATCTGTTCGTATATCTTTACTAAGTTAAATAGACTTTGTTTAGTTTCATCTCTAAAGGCATGTTGTTCTGTTCTTGGAAATTGACGATAGTATTCATTTAAACCATCTTGATCTTGTTTTAATCCTTCAACCTCATTATTCCAATGCTCTACAACACCAATATCTATGTAGTTGTTATCTATACCTAACACAGGTTTTTTAGGGGTATCAAATACTGGATAACCGTACCTGTCTATAAATCCTTCATAGTTCCATTCCATTGGTATGAACAGTGAATATAAACCTTCTTTTGTTTGACCGTTTCTGTTTCTTTCTAAACAGTTTGATCCTTGATAAATATCTTTAAAGTTTTGACCTCCTTTGTCTAAAGCATTAGAAGTCGACCCCATCATACACTTACCAATTATTCTACTACCTAACCTTAAACAAGTTTTAGTTACCTTCCAGTTATTCTTTATATTATCAGGTCTTTCCCACTTACCACTTTCATCGTGTCCTAACAGTTTAAGTTTTTCACCATCATAACTATTATCTCCTGTGTTCTTCCAATCTATAGTAGTGTCTAATCCATCTAGTTCTCTAAGTTCTTCGTTTGCCTCAATCTTTCTACGTGTAAGCTTTGACGCTGGCACTCTATAGGCAAGTTCGGTTTTAGGACGATCCATACCATCTTGTATGGGTTTGAAGAAGAACGGATAATTAATTGAGATCGGTACAACTTTATCGGTAAACATTTTCTTGGCATCAGCTCCTGATTTGGATAGTATGCCATATCTTGAATCACTGGATATTGTTGCTTGGTTGACCAGTTCTGCGGAACACATAAAGGAAAAACCCGATCGTCTGTTTTTAAGGTAACACATTCCATAAGCTCGTGTATCTGCTTTACAGGCTTCCCAAAATATGAAGAATAACCTATTTGCTTCCCTATAGTCTGGCGCTCCGATATCAATCTTTGACCATTGCAAGTACATGTAATGAGTACCAGTGATATAAGTAGGTTCACCATTGTTATAAAACCAAAACCCTTCATCTCTTCTTTTAAATTCTTCATCTATATAGTCCCACCATTCTTCCCTGAAGTCTACTGGGTATTTCTCCCAGTCAAACCTACTCTTAATTTTTTTTAATTCTTTTGGGTATTCGAACTGTTCCCAGTATTGTCCCGATTTATCTTCGCTTCGTTTAAACGGTTCATGTTCTGCTGGTAAAGCAATGCGGAGATTTTGTATCTTAATGATCTTTCCAATTTTTCCAGTTTTACTTATTACAATAAAATCATAATCTTTGTTGTAACCATACTCCCATTTTTTTAATCTATTATTCTTGGATAATATTTTAGGATTAACAACATCTTTAACTTCGCTCCATAAACTTTGTTCGTACATTACTTACTCCTCCCCTCGGCAAATCCTCTAAATTCTCTTTGAGGTTTTTCTTCTTCTTTGATTTTCCCATTGAGCATTGCTTCCTCTTGTTCCATCCTGTTGAGGATTTCAAAAGCATCAAATATAGCAAGTTTTTTAGTGGCAGCAGCATTTTTAAGTCTATCTGCAGTAACATCATCATCAGTATCGACGATTGGTTCTTTAGCGACTTTAATGAGTTCTTCAACCGCAATGCGCCCAGCTTGGATTATACTCTTCTTCGTTTCCTTTGCGTTCATGTCTTATAGCAATATCATTTGATTTCATACAATATAAACGTTCTCCTTCTATTATAAACTCAAATTCAGAGTTTGGGGTAAACGTTATTAAATCACCGCTTTTAATGCCGTTAGAGGACAGTTTGTCATTACTGTACTTGATAATACCTTTCAATGGTTTCTCTTTCTCTAGTGTCATCTTATCATCGTTCTTGAGCGGTTTAACAAAACAGTAGTTAAGATTTGTTTTCCAAGAGTTATTATTTTTGTATAAATATATTTGTTCTATATCACAAAAAAATAAATCATCTTTAAAAAATGATGCAGAGTTTTTCTCTCTACCTTTCATATCGTAAAACCTACGGAAAACATTGTGATGAACGACTACTTCATCACCTGGTTTTATTTTTGTTTTAAAAGCTTCTGGTACAATTTCTACTATAGCGTTTTTACTAACTGATTCAAAGGTTTCAATCTTTGTATTTATTATTAGTTCTTGGCCGTTTAGTTCTATAGTGTTGTTGTATCTTTCTTTCTTAGGTTTAATTAAAAATCTATATATACTCTTCATTAGTATTCAAGATCAAATTCAACAGCTATAGCCATATTGGAATTAAACTTCTTCCATGGTAAAACCTCATCATTCTTTTTTATGTAGATCATGTACTCTCCATCTGAATCGTTGGTGACTATATCACAAATAGTGTGGCCACCGTAAACTTGTTGACCGACTGAGTAATGCATAGCTTCGTTTTTGTAATCAGCACCAATACTGATCTTTCTTATTACACTAGACATCTTAATCTACTTTACTTAATTCTTGTTCTTTCTCTATTTCAGTGTACTCTCCAGTCTCTAAATTAATATTAACTGCTCCGTACTCTTTTTCTAATTCGCTTTTTACATCTTCAACCTCTTGATTGATTCCAGCAAACTTATGTAACAACCCGTGTTTCTGAGCTTCTAAAACTCCCACTTCATGCATTATAGAATTTAATGCTTTTTGTTGTTCTTGAATTTGTTTCAACTGTTCTTCTTTAATTTTCATTTAATTTAATTTTTATTTTTTCTTCTTTTCTTTCCGCGATTAGTTCGCATCCTCACCCTTCTTCGTTTTCTTTTTTTCTTCTTTTTGGTGACTGAATTTCATTTTACTTCTTCTTCTATCGGTTCTGACCAATCTGGCGTACTCATCAATTCTAAACATTCTTCATGACTTAAAATCTGTGAAGGGGTTACAGATCCATCTTTTATAAAAGTAGGCTCTGCATTGTATTTAATTATAAAAAGAGTATCATCTAAACTCCTTCTAATTGTTCCTGCTGAACTTTGCCCCACTTGGCTAAAGTCAATATTACTTAAATCTGTTGCAATATTACAAATTGCATAAGTTAAATTATTACCCCCTACTGTAATGGGATAATTGTAACTCTCTAAATTAAATTCATTTTCCATTTTTATATATTATTATGTTGGTACATTTTCTTCTCTATCGCTTTCAGTCATATTGTAACTTAAAGCATTCGAAGTGCTATTAGGTGCGTCACCTACCCTATCTTCTATTGTCATATTATTTGATAAGCCACCACCTGTGTAGTTAGGTGCGTCACCTTCTAAATCTGCTATTGTCATATTTGCTGAGGTTCCTGTGTTGCTTGCACTTCCATTATCAGGCACATTCCAATTAGTTGAGAATGTTGCTTGTTCACCCATTCTCCAATGTGAAACTGCACCTGTAATTGCGGAAGGAGTACCTGACGAATATATAGAACTAACGTTGCTACTTTGGTCACTATTCCAAATTGCTACTTCGTCAACGTTCCCCTCAAATTCATAAATTGGGCTACCGCTTGAAACTATTGCTCCAACTGTTAAATTTGCTGCGTCATTGTCAATAGTTGCAGGGATTGATGTTGTATTTTCTCCATCTAAAACACCGTCAACGTAAATTCTTAAATATGTAGAAGGTTTAAAAACACACACTACATTATGCCAGTTTCCATCATTATAATTTGCTGACGTTTGAACTTCTGTTAAAGAATTAGAATTAAAAATATAAAATTGCAAGTTGTTACCAGCTCCAAAAACATTATTCCAAATACCCCAACATCTTAGCCCTAAAGCGTCCTTAGCAACTATTGCTTGGTCGGCTGTGCTTGAGCCTTTAAACCAAAACGAAACACTTAAATCTGTTGTTATTTGTAAACTTGCTGGATTGCCAAAATCTATATAATCATCCACACCATCGAAATTAAATGACCTTGTTGAATAGTTGCTTAATGCTGAATTGTTTACTAACCAGTTAGAAGTAAAGTTAGCTTGTTCACCCATTCTCCAATGTGAAATTGGTGAAAGTGAGCTAATTGCAGAAGGTGTACCGCCACCATAAATTGAAGTTATGTTTTCTTGAGTTAACGTAGTATTCCAAGTTGCAACTTCATCAATAGAGCCATTCCAAGGATTAGATGAAGTGCTACCTGCCCTTCCTATCATAAGATTTGCAGCAGTGTTTAACAATAATGTTGTGTTTGGTGTACCTGCATTAATATTATTTATTTCTACACCATTATGATAAAGTTTTAACCTATCTGCTTGAACAAGTGAGCCATCAAATGTTAATATAATGTTATTCCAATTTCCAACACTATAAGAAACGCCAAAACCTCTAAAGGGGTCAACTGAACCTGTAAAAGATATTCTTGTATCTCCATTGGATTGCTTAATATTAAATCTTAAACTATTATCTCCAAGTAAATATTGAAAATCAACATCTGAAGATTTAAACCACGCTGAAATAGATAAATTCCCTTCTCCTATTAAAGGATTAGAACCTGTATCTATATAATCATTCACACCATCAAAATCAAAACTATAATTCGATATTCTTGAATTAGCAACATTACTATTATTAGGAATGAGCCACTGTGGAGATTTGTAAGAGCCGTTGTCACCGTTGCGATACCAAGCGGTTAAACCACTTATAGAACTTATATCGTTAGGAACTCCCGAATTATAAATTGAAGTTACATTTTCAGAGGTTAAAACAGAATTAAATAAACTTGCTTCATCAATAGAGCAATCTATTAAATTTAGGCTTGAACTTTTACCACCTAATAATAAAGGTTGATTAAAAACTGCATAAGAATAAATTGTTTCGTCATAATCAATAGAACCATCAACGTACATTTTTAATGCGTAGGAAGTTGAATCATAGGTTACTACTATGTTGTGCCAATTACCATCTGATAAATCTACTGTTCCCTTTACTAAAGTACCACTACTATTTCTTGAACGAAATGTTAATTTTGTTGTTGGGTGATAATACAAATAAGCTCCAACAAATTGTTGATTTGTAACAGCAGAAAATGGTACATAATAATTAAAATTAGTTAGTGTTGCAGTTGTTTTAAACCAATAGCTAATTGAAAAATCTGTTCCAGTTAAAGTAGAAATGCCTGTATCTACATAATCATCCACACCATCGAAGGCTAAGGAATAAGTGTTGTCAAAGCCGCCACCGCCACCGCCGCCACCTAAGCCTTGACGAACTGAATTAATTGGTATTGTATTTCCTAAACCTAAATTCATCTCTTAAAACAAAGCTATTACCTTATTATCTACATCTGCTGCTAAGTATGCAGTTCCATCTGTTTTAGTTACTTTAAATACTTTAGTTACTAGTATTGGTAAAAAAGAACCTGCTGGAACGCCATAAAAAGTTATTGCATCAGCTATTAAAGTTGCAGGATCTTGACTTTCCAAAACAACTGTAATATCGCAAGCAACTCCTACATATAGACAAGCTCCTCTTCTTAATACTGATACAGTGTCTCCAGCTATTGGAGTACCGGTGGTTACCACTTGCTGACCAGCAAACGGAGTTACGATATTGGTTCCAGTTATTGGAGTAGCACTGTGCGCAAACACTCTAGGTTGAGAAGCTTCATTACCTTCTAATCCGGCTATATCTATTTCTGTATATTCCGCCATTTTGTTTCTTTTATATAATCGTTTTACTTATTTTTTTCATAATCATTAATACACCAAGTAAACCTAAAATGATGTATATAAATTCTTTGTACTTATCCCACCAAGATAATTCCCTATAAACTGCTTTTTCTACATAATAAGGTTTTTCTATGTAGATAGTAGAATCTTTACATTCTACATAGTGGTAAATTTCTTGTTTTATAGTGTCGTGGAAATACTTTAGTATTACCCTTTCATTATTAATAACAGTTGTAGTATCGTGAAACTTTAATACTGTAGTAGTATCGTGTAGATATTTTTCTATAGTTATAGTATCTCTAAGAACAATAGTGTCTTGTTCTGTTAGTTGAGGATATCTATCTAATAGTCTATTTAATCTTTTTTGCGGAGTACATCCCACAAATATAAAGATTAGTATTACTTGGAGATAATTTTTGATAATCCTTTTGATAACCATTCTTTTGTCTTTGTTCCTTTAAATAGGAATAGTGCTAGCGATATACATAAGATCACACAGAAAGAAGTAAGTTCTACTTCATCGAAGTAAAACATATAAACATTTAATCCTAGTAAAAGTAAACCGATAACATTTGTAATGATGTTTTTTAATTTATCTGACATATATATTTATTTAAAAACCTTTAGAAAAGTCTTCTCCTGAGTCACTTACCATATCTATTTTTCTTATTGAAGAACCAGTTTTATCACAATTTGGTTCATCTTCTGGACAAGGAG